TGGGTAGACCTGATACACAATCCATTCAGTTGGCTTTCCGCAGTTGACGTAAGCCTCCTTGCCGCTGATCCCACGGCCCCAACTGTTGTTGTTGCCGATGACCAGCATCATGTAGCCATACCTACTGGGCCGCAGAAGGTTCAACTCTGCCTTTGTCAGCACCTGACTGTCAGGCTTCTCGGGAACAAGCCTCTTCAGTCGAGGCTTCTTTGCCTTACTCACTGGCAATCTCCTTTTCTGGGGTTGCAATCACAAGTATCTGCCGGTCAAGGGTGACCAGCGTAGCGAATCTCTGGTTCTTCTCAATCGCACAAGCAAGCAACTTATGTTGACTGCTTGTCATCGTCCAGTGAGAGTTCTTCCTTGGGTTGAAGGACAGCACACCCACCACCTTGCCGGGTACATCTCGCAGGGTAGAGACGGCGATGCCGTCGCACTCAACCCATGCACACACGGACTTGTTCGCGCCGGCATGAATCTTCTGGGCTGCACGTTCTCGGACCACCAGCTTGCAGCCGTGCATCACGATGGTGCTGCCCTCTGGAGGGAAGTAGCTGGTCTTCAGCAACTTGCCCTCAGAATCCTTGCCCTTGATCTGCCACTTGCGGAAGTGCTTGCCCTTTCCTAAGTGGAACCGCACTCTGATCTTCATTCAGGCTTCCTTCCTTCCTTGGGTGCGACTGCGTAACCTTTGCCCACCATCCAAGCATGGAGGTTGGGGTACTTCTTGTGCTGTGGCTGAACCCACTCGACAAACTTGTCGAACCGCACAGCTTCGTGAATCGAACGGTCAGCGGGCTGGCAGAACTCGACGAGAGCCTGCACAAATTCCAGATTCTTGTGCCAGCTTTCTCGCTTGAGCGTGCCGCGAAAGATGCGGAACTCGCAAGAGAAACTGGTCACATTGAGTGCTTCACGCCGGTCCACGCTACGCTTGCCGCCGTCGCCAACCTTCTTGTCTGGCTTGAGCAGGCTGTATTCATTGCTTGCACGGCCAGCAACCCGCTCGACAAACTCGCGGTTGTCTGGGCTGTTGATGAAGCAGAGCATCTTGCCAATCTGCAGGCCGGTCAGTGCCCTCTTGCGTACATGGATGTGCATGCCGCAGTCGCCAGACCTCCAGCTTGTGATATGCCTGCCCGGGCTGTCGGTCAGCATCTTGTCGAACTCACGCTTGTGAACCTCGCCGGAATCCCAGCGTGTCACAATCTCGAAGCCCTTGCTGCCGAGTGAGCCGTCCTCCTTGAAGACTGCGTAGCTGGCCGGGAGATGAGTCCGCACCCAGTTGGCAGCGTCAAGTCGGCTGCAGTGTGACTGGCCTTCGACCTCAAGCTCAAGGCCATACTGCAGGAGGTCCTTAGACTCTGACGGCAGGCTGATGGAAGACTTGTCTGAGTAGCTCTTGATCACAGCGTTGCCGTTATCGGCCTCCTCTGGTTCTGGGCAGCACTCCTCGCAGTACGTGCCGTCATCGGTGCTGTGGACGTTGTCGCTGTGGACAAGGTCACCGCAGGTGTCGCAGCCGTAGTAGTTGTCGCTGACACAAGACGGGCACACATGGCCGCCGTTCTCCACCCTCTCAAGGTCGTTGTCTGGGATTGACTCCCCGCAATCGTCGCAGGAAGTGCAGTCCTCTGAGAGGATGTAACCGCCCTCGTAGTAGACCACATCATCTGTGTGGGCGTAGTCATGGCGATGCCTACCCCTTGTGATCTCGACGTAGTCATCGTCGCCATCAAGGAAGTAGTTGCCGGCCCAGTCCTCAAGGCAGTTGACTGTCAGGTTCCAGTCTCCACTGTAGCACTCGACACAGTCTGCCCGGAGTGCCCACTCCTCACTGCCGGTCTGGATGTAGTCATCGTCACCATCAAGAAACCATGTGCCGTCATGTGCCCGCAGGCAGTCGATGACTGGCGCCCACTCGCCGGTGGCCATCTCCACACACATCGCAGTGGGCTGGACTGTGCCGTCGTGGCACTCGACAGTCTCTTCGGTCGTGTTCATATCTCCTCCTCGGTTGTGGCGAGAAGCTCGCCTAATACTTCTGTTCCCTCGGTGTCAATGTAATCGTCAATCTCACTGATTGTGTAGCCAGCCTTGATGAGGTCCTCGTACTGCCACTTCTCGGCACCGTCTAGGTACTGGTAGTAGACAGACTCGCCATCTGGCTCATCGCACAGGACGATGGGTTCATCCTTCTTGTGCCACCAGTAAGACTTTGCACGGGCAGACTTGTAGGTGGTGTTGGAGAACCAAGCACCATCCGACTCCTCGCCTGCGTCCTCGTTCCAGATACGCCACTCGCCATCCGCACGCAGGAAGATGAACTTGCTGCCCCTGATGGCTGCACCGCCCATGAATGCCACCTCGTTGTGGAGGAAGAAGTCAGGGTCACGCTTTGCCATCGGCGTCAGCACCTCATCGACGTAGTGCCACGTGTCGGACAGCTTGGGATTGCTGCATGCAATGTCCAGAATCCCATTGTGAACCATCACCAAACCGTCACTCACCGCAAAGGGGTGGCAGTTGGTATGATTCTGAGCACCATGAGTCGCATATCGGAAGTGAATCACTGCCTGCTTGTGCTCATGCTGCTGAAACTCCCGCCAGAAATCATCGAACTTGAAGAACCCCTTCCTGACCAGAAGGGTACCGTCATTGACAACAGCAAAACCCGCACCGTGCGAGTTGTTGTCCCAGCCGTTCTGGTAGTAGTCCCATGGTAGGACTATACCTTTGGGCTTATACACTGCTAGGCACATAGGCCCTCCTAGAAAGTTTCGTGGCAACTGTCAATCAAATCAGCGATTTCCTCGAATGTCGCACCTTCGTCGTTCATGTCGGACAAGGTGGCAGGAAGGCCCTGACCCCTTGACTCCTCAAGGAACAGCTTAGGATTGACCGGGTTGGATGACTGCATTCCAGCCCATGTCCTCACAGCCAGCGGCAGTTCAATTTCGCTGCTGGTCCCATCGAAAGCAACGAATCGAATGCCATTCCAGCCACCTGAGGCTTTGGTTCGGTAGATGTCACAAAGCACACCCAAGCAACAGAAGCTGCCTTCGCTCCGCAGGACATGCTTGCCCTGCTTGTACTCACCACTGCGGAGTGAGTCGGCCCACTCCTTTGCAATCGCTGCTCTCATAACTTCTCCTGCTGGGTAAGGATGATTTCTGCCAACTCCTCGAAACTGTAATTGCCTGAGTCATTCAGACCAGCCAGCGTCTGAGTTCCGGTCAAGGTCAAGAGCGGTACATTTGGGTTCCGAAACCTCATGCCAGCCCATCTCTGGACTTCCTCTGGCGGGATGCCGCTGTCCTTCTCAGTTGAACTGATCACGAACGTGCCTGCGTTCCACCCGCCGCAGCCTGTCTCCTTTGCGAAGATATCGCAGAGGACTCCAAGGCAGCAGTGGCGAGTTGTCACGGTGTGATCTGCAGCAACGTCGAAAGTCTTCAGGCCGCTGCGGCCCTGCTTGTATTCGCCGCTCAACAGAGCAGCAGCCCACTTCTGGGCAATGTCTGCTTTCATATCGTCCTCCTAGGGTTAAGAAGTTGCACGAATCCGCCCACACACCGAAGCATGTGGGCGGTTTCTCACAACCGCTCGGCATCCTTGCCGTACACCTCACTCCTTGAGTCGATTGCTTTGATCTCAGCCAGTGCCGTTTCATCCCAGTTTGCGGGACCGTCTGACTCCAGCTTGTAGGCGTACTCAGTCTGCTCCTCACTGTCAGGGTCAAACAGCACGCAAGCCTCGTAATAGGTCCCGAAATCGTGCGCGAATCCCCTGACACTGACACTCACACCCGCTGGCGGCTTGCCAAACTGCCGGACCAACTGATTGCAGTAGCGGTTGCACTCATGCTTCGCAGCCACCGCATCGTAGTTGGGGCCTAGCTGCTGGCATGGTTCCTCATAGGGAACCGGGCCCAACTCAAGTTTCTCTCTCACCTCAGCGTTCTCCTTTCTCTCAAGGATTGTTGTGTCGCTTCGTGAACTGCCACTCGTCATACCTCTCAAGGAGGGTTATGACCTGCTGCCCGCCCATTGCCAGCAAAGGCAGGGCGATTGTGATGCACACAACAGTGAATGCAATGCACACACACACTGCCCCCATGGATGACATCTCCACGGGAGCCATTTCTGCGGGGTTGGTCCCCATCGAATTCTCCTTATCTCAAGGAAAAGATCACACGAACTCACCCAGAAGACTCTCGCCTACTGGGTGGCTTCACACAATCTCACTCACAACCTAAACTCAAGGTTTCCGTACAGGGATATGGCAACAATGTCTCTGCCATCCCACACATACCGAAACTCCTCCGGGTCCTGCTCCATCGCCACAAGGTCGAGGATGAGGCACCAAACTCTCTTGATGCACTCACGGCCTTTGCCAGCCGTCTCCTCACTCCAAACAACTTCGCAATACCCACCTGCCCGCTTGATGGCAATCTCGCCAAGATTTGCGGACAACTGGAACTCACCGAAGTCCTTGAACTTGCGGAATGGAGCAGCCACCGCGAAATTCATCGCCATTGGCTTCTCCTAATCGCACGGTTCGGGAGACACAGGCTCTGGTGGCATACCTCACCTGTCAGAAACAGCCAAGCGTCGAAGGGCCTATCGGCTGTTCCCCTGCCACCAGCAGCCTGCGCTGCCCGTCTGCTTCGGATGACCCACAAGGATCACCCCATATCCCCCAGCCGGGGGGGTACACCACCCGAAGGTAGGGACCCTCCCGATGGGGGAGTGTACGGAATGCCAGTTGTCCCCCAGAAGAGGGGAAGTGAACTGGCGTACACCACCCGAAAGGGTAGTGTACAATCGGCCATCGTCCCCCGGGGGGGGTTGACGAACCGAACCGAATCCGAACCGCGTTTGGACGATTGTCCGGACGCGGTCGAATTGTGCCACTATGGGGGGAACTATACAGGTTAACCTTCCCCGGGGAAAAGATTTTCCCTCGCGCGCGTTCCTACTATATAGCCGAAAAATCTACGAATTCCCCCGGTAAAGTGTATAGTTCCTACCATAGTGGAAACTACGGGGAAAAATCTTTTAGCCCCCGCTTGACAAGGCAAACTACGCTTTGGTACACTCTGGAAAGCCGGTCGCGACTTCCGCGAACGGATCACACCCGAGGGTATCTACCATGCTCAGTTTTGCCGCCATCCAAGTATCCATCGACCACCACGCAGCAGCAGCAGCCAAAGCAGCCGAAAGGGAGCAGGCCGCAATGTCGGCCGTCGCACGTAATGTCGCGACCGCTTGGAAGTCCGAAATCGCTGCGGCAGACTGTTTGCCGACGCAGCCGAAAAAACGGGCGCGGCTCTTGCGTCAACACGAATCGGCCATGGCCAAAAGCGAACTGGCCAACGACCGCATCGAATCGGCCAGAGCCGACCGACTCCGGCATACCGCTGCCAAGCAACGCGCCGAACGTCGAATGGCCGACGCCCGCGCGGCTCTGGCCGAACTCAGGGACGCCGCAAAAGCTTTCCGCGAATCGGCCGCAGCAGGACAGCAGGAGCAGCCGACCGGGGAAGGATGGAACCCAACCACGCTGACCGAAGCGCAGGCCGTCGCCATTCGCGAACGATTGAAAATGGCATTCATCTGGGATACCGGAGCAGGCCGGGGGAAATGGACCCCAGCCGAGGCGCGGATCATGCTTGAAGACTGCGTTGACCATGCTACCGAACTCCTGTTTGACCGGTCGCAGGCCGAGAATGCCGCAGCAGGCATTCTCACATGGACAGACGCCGCAATGCGTCTTCGGGGCCGGTGTAAGGGTTGCGGGTGGCGGTTCTCCGAGCTGTCTGGCACTGGCGACGGCAGGAATGCCAACCGGAAGCCTATGCCCGGTAAATCGTCTTACTGGGCCGGGGGAATCAACCCGGCAACCGTTGCGATGATGGCCGACATGGGTTCAATCCGGGGGACGCATTACGGCCCCGGTCGCCCATGGCCGAAGACCGTCGCGCTCGACCCCCAGACGGTTGCCGAGGCTCTGGTAGGAGGAATGGCCGAGGGGTTGCCCACGGTCCCTGCCGACGCAGTCTCCATTGCCGGGGGCGCTGGCCAGTATCCCAATTACCACATGGAGCAGTGCCAGTACACGGACGACAACGGCCAGCACCACATGATGAGGGTAATGGTCGAAGGGCGCGGCAGACCGACCACGTTTCCGGCTTGCGTGGTCCGTGACAGCCGACCCGCACCACTGGCACGGTTTCTCCAGGGACGCAGCAGGGTAGGCACGATGGCCAGAGACACCGACACGCACCCGGTCGCAGGCGTCGCCGGAGCCGTCGCCCCCCGACAGTGGAACCCGGCCGAGGTCGTCCACACCACCACGCATCTCTGGCACTGGACGAAGTAGAGGGGGGTTGATGCACGGTTCCCAGCCCGGGCGAGCGGTTCAAGCCGTTCGCCCGGGCCCTTTCATGGGCCGAACTGCTGGAATCCGGCCCGCTTGCAACCCGGAAAGGCTAACCGCAGGCGTGCCACCAGCGTAGAATCGGTCCCTTAGAACGTCGAATCACTGGCAAAGCCGTCACAATGGGGGGTTTGTGGCGGTTGAGCAAGGGCTACCCCCCCCATAAAATCTCTCATACATTGTCAATCCCTCTCCGGGACTTTTCACCCCTACTGGCCCCCATATGTCGCATTCGCCCCCTACGGCCCGCTTGGCGGTGAACATGTCGCTTCACACCACCCCAGCCAAACGCCCGTTAAATCGCATTCTGGTGGCTCTGGACACTAGCCTGTAAGGAGACTTTTTATGGCATGTGCCTGCTGTGGTGGCGACCAGTGTTGCACCGACTACGCGCCCTGTGTCGGCAAAAGCTACCCATCTTCACTGTCGATGGCCTTGACCCCCGGCACGCTTGATTCCGGCGATTCGGCAGTGAGTGCTCTGGCCGTTACGGCTCTTGGCCTGACGATTGGCGGAATGCCCAGATCAGTCTGCCTGACGTATGAGGGGACTCAGGCGTTTGGGGACGGGGCTAGCAACGTGGTTGCTGGAAGACTTGTTCTGGACTGCACCGGAACCGCCGTGGCCTACTGCCGCGCCGCGATGTCCAACGGCGCTGACTTGAGCTACACGTCTGGCGGGACCATTCACTACAGGTGGTACAAGAACATCGGCACCGTCTCTGGTCAGAACGTCTACATCGTCTACTTCAACTTCCAGAACCCGTCAGTAAGCCTGAACACCCCGTATGTCCTCAGCCCGTCCGGCGTTCAACTCAACATCCGCAGGCTGTGCGACAACTCGTCCACGGCCTACCAGTTGAACACGGGAGAGGATTATGCCATCGGGAACTTTCAGGTGAATTACGTCACTGGCGGCACGATTACGGGCGGTGAGCTTGTTGGCGGCTCTGCGGGGAGTCTCTCGTACTACGATGACAGCTACTTGGAAGTGACTCTGTGATTTATGCAGTGTTCCTTTGAGAGAGATGGGGAAGTTCTCCGGTGCAAAAGGTGCCCACGGGAGATTCGCACCCAGTCCAGCATCTGCCTTGCTACCTGCCAGTCCTTCACTGGTGCCGGGACCTATCTGAAGAAGGCACTGGCGTGGATGGGGTTCCGCCCTGTCCCCGGCTGCAAGTGCTACCGACATGCCGCCGTCATGGATGAGTGGGGCCCAGACCAATGTGAGGCACACCTCCAAGAAATCACAGGCTGGTTGCAGCATGAGGCCGAGATCAGGGGCCTGCCGTTCTCTGCCACTATGGCAACTGCCCTGATCAAACTGTCCATCTATCGGTCTAGGAAGAGCATTCAATCTGTACTGGCACGCACACAAGGAGAATGAGATGGCCAACGTCCCGAGGCACACGAAATCCAGAATGCAGGCACAGCCGCGTTCACTGGAGCATGAGATTGAACATACGCAGTTAGAGCCGGGTCAAGATGTGCTGCGAAGGCGCCGTCCAATGCCACTGCCCGACGAGTTTCCGATGCGAGACGCCAAGGACGCGCTGATGAAGCGTCTTGAGGACTACAACAAGAAAGTTAGCCCTCGCGTCCCGAGGTACGTCCCTAGAGAATATCAAGGAGAATGACATGGCGGACCCACAAGACCCACAGGCGATGATCCCCGGCGGGCCGCGAATGACGGCAGAGGACAGGGCAAAGGCTCGCGCCAAACGCTACGTCAACCCAGATGACGATGGGTACGAATCGCCACTCCCTCATCTGCCAACCCCAGCAGAACAGGGCGAGCACCTTCGCGGCATGGTTGACATGACCCAGAGGGCGTTTGCAGAGGAGAACAAGCGCCGCGTATCACAAGCTGAAGACGAACGCGCATACCAGCATGAGATTGCAATGGAACGGCTCAAGCAGGATGGGCTCATGCGCAGGCTGGCGGCGATGAACGCCGAGAAAGAAGCCGCCAAGAGGGCCGAGCCAAAGGTTGGGCCGGATGGCAGCTACAGCCGGACGTTCAATCCTAAGACCCACACTTGGGAGTACAACTGATGGACCCAGAGGGCGAACCAATCCGCCGGTTCCTTCAGTCGCCCAAGGGCGGAACTTGGGACGTTGATGGTTCTCAAGCCGGGAACGTGCTGACTCCGGGCAGCCAAATCAAACGTTGGTACACGAAGGTCGGCGGTCTGCAGAACGCAGTCGATAAAGCTCAGGCTGCAATGAAGGCAGACCCGGACCCGGAGTTTAAGGAGTGGGACCCTGCCAGACTGGACGAGCCAATCAGGATCAAGTACGCGGAGCACTTGAACGACAAGAACGTCAATGGTTCGTATGCGTGGCAGGGGATTGGGACTGACAATCTCAATTTTGAAGGCAATGACCCGCTAACAGATGGAGCCACAGAGCGAAGGGCTCCATTCATTGAGATATCCGACCACTACCGCGAGCACCCGCACGCAGGTGCTCAAGAAACATTGGAGCACGAACTAAGCCATCACGTAACCACAGGCAGGCCGGGAAAGGACACCCCGCTTCTTCCATCTCCTGACGGCGTGTACGCCAATGACAGGTACGAGAACTATGCGTTGTCCCCAAGCGAAGTGGATGTGCGTCTGGCAGTCATCAAGAGAATGTACGCCCACCACAAGGGTGTTCTGGTGGAGACTCCTGAACAGGCAAGAGACGCGCTGATGTGGTATGTGGAAAACCACAAGAACATTGACCCCAATTCCCCGGACAACCCAGACGAGCGGCTGCGGGCAGACGGCACTCAAGGGAGTTTGATGCCATCGGTCAAGCTGTACCTTGGATTACCGGGGCAGATGCAGAAGAAAATACTGAAGCGGATGCCGAAGGTTGTCAACAACAAGCCGCTTATTGAAAGGCTGGCGTCCTATGGCTGAACCGCTTGATGATCCAGCAGGATACATCCGCGAACTGCTGGCAGAGCAACAGCGACAGATGCCTCCCGAGCGAAGCACGCTTCAGCTTGTCATGGAACACCCCGGCGTTTTTACGTCTACCCCCAAGACCAGACAAGAACTCATTGACCAGCACCGTGCCGACTGGATGCTGAACCGCCTTCAGAAGGCGTATGGAAACAAGACGCAGTGGAGCGGCAACAACGCCGACTATGACCTACTGCCAAGGGGGTTGGGCAGTGCTGTCCGGGCATACGCAGAAGACCCCAGCATGGGACGGGACCTCCGGTCGCCATACAACCGCCAGCCGTTTGATGTTTACGCCAAGAAGGGCATGCCAATCGGCAACGTCCTGACCTACTTTGACGCCCTCCCCGGCACGGCGTACACCGGTGCGCTCGCAGCAGCGGACGCCATTGACCCCGGCTCCTACCCAGATTCGCACGAATCCCTGCAGCGACATCTTGCCACGGTGGCGGCGCCAGTTTCAGCCGTCCTTGGCAAGCGAGAGGGCACGGCGGATTCGTTCTATGAGGGCGATGGCTCACCGATGGGCGGGCTGGAATACGCACGCAAGGTCGGCATGCCCACTTATCTGCGGCATCCGTTCGCTGTGGCGTCAGGGGCCATCCTTGACCCATTTCCCGGATACACTGGTGTCTTCCGCCCGGGAGCCAAGGGAGCAGCCGCAGCCAAGGAGTTCCTCCCTGAACTAGGCATCCATGGATTTGTATACGCAGCAGGAAAGCCAGAAGAGGAATAGAAAAATGACACTCCCCCTGAAGCAGTTCATCAAGGGCCTCACCAACAACGGGATGGAAATCCCGTCGGTCTATGACATCGGAGCCTACTGCGGAGACTGGACGCAGGAAATGAAGGAGGTGCTGCCCGACAGCAAGTTCCACATGTTTGAGGCCAACGAGGAGCACGCCAAGGAGTTGCACGGCGTCAACACTGGCCACTCCATCGTGTGCCTGAGTGCGCCGGGGGTGGATGAGGTCAAGTTCTACAGCAGGGCATTGACAGGGGATTCCTATCTCAAAGAAAACACACGCTGGTATGACGGTGTGGCCCCCAAGGTGATGTCGTGCCGGACGCTGGACTTCGTCGTGGAGAGCGAGGGACTGACGCCTCCGACCTTCATCAAGCTGGACTGTCAGGGTGCAGAGCTTGACATCCTCGACGGGGCCGTTGAGGCGCTCAAGACTGTTGAGCTTATCTACACCGAATGCCCGCTGATGCCCTACAACGCCGGTGCCCCCAACATGGGCAACTACCTCGACTACATGCTGCACATGAATTTCGTGCCGGTCCTGATTGGCGAGGTCCACTACTTGGAGTGCATCGCCATCCAGTGCGACATCTTGTTCATGCACATCGACGCCAAGGACAAGTATCTATACCCGACCGTCAACATCAAGCCGTTTGGAATCTGATCAATGGCAACAAACGAAGAGATGGTTCGCGCAATCGGCGCAGTCGGCGGAAGCTCACTTGACGAACTCATTGCACGAATCGGTTCTGTCAGCGCGGCGACTCCTAGGCGACACGCAGGAATTGCATTCGACCCTAGAAGTCTGACCATGGGCGGAACGGGCGACTCGGCAAACATTGACTACCGTGGCTTTCAGGCATACATGCAGCCATCTCAGTTCAGGCGAGTCAATCCCCGAAGAAATGTTGGAGACAGGCCAGAATCTGACGAATACCTGCGGCGGGCAATTGATGCTGGAGAGCCTATTGGCAATCCGATTCTGTATGTCCGGCAAAAGCCCGGTGCATGGGCTGTGGAGGGGCATGAGGGCAGAGGAAGAATGCTTGAGCTTGCCAGAAGAAACCCAAGCGCACTGTATCCGGTAGGAATTCATCCCTACGGTGAAGTACGCGCAAGGCATCTGACGCCAGAGCGTTTGTTTGACGAGATTCTCCCAGACACAGGCGGATGGCAGAGCACTCGCCCCGACCTTGTGCTGTGGCAGAACAAGCCATACGTTCGCCCCGGACAGGAAGAGAACGAAGCAGTTCTCAGGGCGCTTAGGGAACTCTTACCGCAGGCTAAGTGATGGCAACAAACGAAGAACTGGTCGATGGCATCAGGAGGCTGGTTGGAAAACCAATCAACTCATTCCATGGCAGCCCTTTGCCGTACCACTACGATAAGCTCGACCCCAAGTTTATTGGGACAGGTGAAAAGAATCAGGCTTACGCATACGGTCACTACAGCGCCGGAAAAGAGAAGACCGCTGCTGACTACCGCCGCAACCTGTCCTACAGAAAGTTGCGAGAAGACTTTCTGAGAGTGTTACCGGACGATGCTCTTCCAGAGGATGTGATGGATGTTGTTCACAACCTTCAAGGCTTTGATCCAAGACAGAAAAACTACCTGACTGCACTGAATGATGACGACTGGATGGGGTTTGATTATCCGGCACAGGCTATAGAACACACCATTGGAAAGCGGGCCAAGAACGCCGATTACGACCCGAACTTTGATACAGAAGAGGCGATAAAGAAACTTGGCACTGGATACGAGCTTGAGATAGCCCACCCAGAGGACTCGCTTCTGGACTGGGACGCAGACTTCAACAGTCAGCCCGAGAGCGTTCGTAGAGTAGCCGAGAAATTTGGATTTCCAGTAATGGAATCTCCAGACAAGTGGACTGGACGAGGATTGTATGAGTCAATGGGGAGAACTCCTGACATCCTCCGCAGGCTACCGGACGATGCGGCGTTCAACGTCGGCTACAAGGACAAGGTAAAGCAACAGGTTTCAAAAGCTCTTTTTGACAACGGAGTTCCGGGCGTCCGGTACTGGGACGGCATGTCCCGCTTCCTCGCGCCGCACCAACGGCAGTTTGGTGGCTATGGGTCAAGGAACTACGTCATGTTCCCCGGGACAGAGGATCAAATCCGCATCCTCCGCAAGTACGGAATCGCCGCTCCGGTGACCGCTGGTGCTGGTGCATTGCAACAAGACGAGTGAAATCTTGTTCGCTTTTTGGGCCTAGGGGACAGTCTCCTAGTAGTCACCTCCCCCGAAAGGAAAGAACATGGCAGACGAAGACGTTCAGGATGTGTCGGGTGCAGATGTGTCGGTAGACACTGCGCCCGCATCTGATACTTCCTATTCCAACCAGAGCTATGACTCCGCACCGGCGCAGCAGAGCTACAGCCCCTACGAAGCGTTCCGGTCACTGCCGGACTTCCAAGGGCAGGATGACCTGTCGATTGCCCAGAACCTGTACCGGGCTCACACCGGCTTTCAGGAAACCCAGCGGCAACTCAACCAGTACCAGTCCCTGCTGCCCAAGACTCAAGAATACCTCACCAACGAACGTGAGTATCTCGCTTGGAAACAAGCTCAGGCTGAAGCCGCACGGCCCAAGCCTGCAGAGACTCCGAAGTGGTGGAACCCGCCCGCCGTCAAGGACACGTGGAAGAGCTACATCGTTCGTGATCCATCGACCGGCAAAGAGATCATTTCTCCAGAAGCTCCGTTTGAAGCACAGCAGTCCTTGCGGGAGTACCAAGCGTACACCGCCGACTTCGCTCGACGGTTCGTGACGGACCCCGAAAACACGCTCAAGCCCTTCATTGAGCAGATTGCACAGCAGAAGGCCCAAGAGCTTGTGCAGGGTCAGCTTGGTCAGTACACCGAGCAGAACTACGTCAAGGACCTTGAGCAGCAGAACGCCGACTGGCTCTACACCGCCCCCGGCCAGATTTCTCAGGAAGGGTCTGCCATCCAGCACTACATCCGGGAAGCTGCCGAGAACGGTGTCAATGGCTCGCAGGCACGATGGAAGTACGCCACTAGCATGCTGCACCGCGACCTCCTGCAGGCTCGCTACCAGCAAAGCATGCAGCCGCAGTACGCCCCCCCGCAGTATCCCAGCCAGCCTCAGTACGCATCGGCGCCTCCCGCGCCGCCCAGCGTAGAAGCCCAGAACATGCAGTTCCTCCGCGAGCGGGCCACCCGCACGGCGAACCGCAGTGCAGGTACGACTGAACCGCAAGCACCTCGCGGGCGGCAGAGTTTTCAGGACCGTCTACTCGGTCAACTCAAGAATGATGGAGTTCTCTGATGGCATCAAATGTTGATTGGGCACGGTCTATTGCTACGACCATAGTGAATCACCTCAAGGAAGAGGAGATTGCGTCGCTCCGTAAGTATAAGCTGTATAGCCTTCTGGAAGGCAATGGCCGCGTTCGGACCAACATGGCAGGGCGTGGTTTCGACTGGGAAATCCAGTACAGGAATCATACCCCAAGCGGGAACAACGGAGAGACGCCACGTAGTTTTGCTCGCCAGAATCTCTGGAAGAGACTTGAACTTGAATGGCGTGGAAGCCAAGTGACGGACGCGATTTACAAGCGCGAGATGATGGAGAACCGTGGTGCTCAGGCACTTGTGAACGTGGCAGGCAAGATGGCATCCCGCCTTCTGACCTCCATGGAACAGTACCTCGCCCGGGAGTGGGTGGTCGATGGTTATGCCAGCGGCAACGAACTCCGGTTCCATGGTCTTGAGTCGATGATGGCCAATGCCGGTACGGTGAACATCACCAACGGTGCCCAGCGTTCGACGGCAAATTCTGCTGATCCCTTCGGCTATCCGAGCGACACCTACGCCGGTATCTCTACCGTGCTGGGTTCTTACGGTGGTTCGCAGGGTACCAACAGCATTTGGCCCAACGGCTTTGCCGACCCAGAGTATGATTTCTTCTCTCCTGTGATTGTCAATTACACATCCACCTACTTCGGTGGTTCTACGTGGCTGACGAACTGCACCCGGGCCCTGCGTGAAGCGATTCACCAGACCCGCCGGAACGACAGTCAGGAAGATCAGGTTGACACCGTTCTGCTGGACCGCCGTCTGTTCATCGACTTCCTGAACTCGCTCGACCCCAAGGAGCGTGTGATTGTGAGTCGGACCAACGGTCTGCGTAGCTACGGCTTCACTGATGTGTTTGAGTTGGACGGCGTCGAAATCTCGGGGGAAAACTCTATCCCTGCCAATACGGGTTACGGCTTGGCCACCGGGAATATGGAACTGCTCTGCTTGGAGTCTCAGTTGATGAACTCTGAAGGACCGTTCTATGATGAGGTCACTCAACAGTTCCGCTACGTGGTTTCCTGCTTAGGGAATCTGAAGTTCAAGTCTCCTCGCAACTTTTTCAAACTCGCCGCTCTGGCCTAAGAAAGAAAGAAGCAAACAAATGGGTTTCTACGATGATCCGCCGATTGCATTGGGCCAGACTCTCGGTCTGACAACTCCCAATGACTCCCTGAATGGCCCCTCTGCTGGCTACGGCACCAACGTGGTCGGCATTGTAAAGCTGTTCCCTGATGTGAATCCGATTACCGGCGTTGTCCGCAGCAACGGTCTGAAGCGGTGCATCGCGGTCAAGAACTCGTCTGGCACTACCCTCTACGGGAAGCGTCTGGTCGCGTTCAAGGCAGGCAGCACCACTGAGGTTGACGCCTACATCCGCACGACTGACGGGAACGGTCCCGCTGGCGTGACCGATGAGTATCTCCCGCCAGCGGGTGTTGCTGACGGCGAGGTGTTCCTGATTACGGTTGCAGGTCCCACTGAGGTTCACCTTGGCACTGGACTCGCATCCAGCGCTGATTCGGACATGTTTGGTGTGACTGCCGCCGCCGGTGGTGCGACCAACGCTGCCACGGGTGGCTTTGCTCAGACCGTGTCTGTGACCAACACCACATCGCATCGCAATGCGATTGGTCGTGCCCTGTCCACGGTGGCTTCTGTTGCGGCAACCACCAACGTCTGCCTTGTGAACATCAATCTGTCAAGGAGCTAAGAATGGCCACGGATGATTTTGACCGTTGCAAGCTCGTTGTCGGACTGGCCAACCACAAGCTGGCTGACGAAGTTCACAATGTCTTGCGTCACACCACCGGCAGTCCTACAGCCGTGACGATTTCGCCCAACGGCGGAACGGGCACGCTGGTGCTGGGTGGAGTGACCACCAGTGTGATCAGTTTCTTCGGTGTCGCCGGTCGCTCGCAGGCCACCTCTGCTGCAGTGACGGATTTCGCCAGCCTGAAGACCGCTCTTCAGAGCTACGGGATTGTCGGCTCTTGACATAGCCCTTGGTTGGGCTTTCGGGGGGCCTCTGGCTGGGAAACTGGCCAGAGGCTTTTCGTCTATATGGCCATTGAAAACCTTGACTACATCCGACGCCTGATTGAGCAAGTGCGGACTCCTCCTCCAGCACAGGATGCCGAGCGTCTGCGCATGATCAACGGCACCGGTGTCGGCACAAACCAAGTCACCCAGAAGCAAGGACCTCAGTAATGCCGCCTTCAATGTCAATTACACCATCCAATTTGTCTAAAACGACAACTGGCAAGACCCCGCAGCAGTGGTGGTCGGAGATGGGGAATGGCGGAAGTCCGCAGGCAGGCGGCAAGAAGGCCCCGATGAACGCCATGCAGATCAGCGCCATGAACAAGGCGTACAACCAGCAGGCACAGCAGGAGCAGTACGAGTCTGCCCGTGTTGCTGCAGCAGACAAGGGACTCACCAACAAGGTAAAGGGAACCAAGTCAAAGCTCCCGACAAACGCATACGTCCCGGGACAGACGGGGTTCAACTCAGTGGTGAGAACCGCTGGACAGCCACAGGGCAACCAGCAACAAATGCCGCAGCAGCAGGCGTTTCAGGGGAACATCAATCCATACGCACAGTACGCTGATTCTGTGCCTCGCACCGGTGGATTTGGAGGCCAGCAGTCTCAGCCTTCCTTTATGCCATCGCCTCCATTCGGCACCAACGCCAGTCCTTGGGGAGGCGGGCAGCAGCAGAGCCCATACGGCAGTTATGGGCAGCAACAAATGAACCTCCCAGATCAGAGATACAATGTCGGAAATCTGACAGTGATTCCAGAAAACGAAAGCGGTCGGTACGGAGGAGGTCAGCAGCCGACAGTTAACCCGGGCAAATCACAAATGGAGGATTTCCCGATTGTGATTGATGACGGGCCATATTCGGACAAGTACGACCCCGACGGCAGGAGGAAAGTCGCGCCGCCGAAGGGCTCTCCGGGCATGGTACACAACCGGCTTTTTTCCGCTGGTTCGGAGCAACAGAACCAGCAAACCTTTCCGTTTTCTGGAAACCAGAATGTCCCGCAGAGCACGTTCACCGCACAGTACGGGAACATGAACGGCGGCTACTCCTCCCAGCCTAACTACGGGCAGCGAGACGCCTTCATCCAGAACATCAACGACGCTACTGCTGGGTATCAGGCGAACCAAGGGACGTACCTTGGGCAAGGTGCGCCGCCTCCGACATGGGGGCAGGCACCACAGTACAACATCCCGCAGATGTGGCAGCAGGCTGGCGACATGGTGAGCAACGGATGGCAGAACCCGTTGTCTGGCCTTTTCCAGCAGTAGTTGATAGGCTCTAGGTGAATTGGTACTTCCCCCCCGAGGCAACCATGGAACAGAAGTTTAACGTAGCGATTTGCACTTTCAGTTACGGCGGCAATGGCGGCATCTCCTCTGAGGTGCCAGACATCCGCGAGTGGATGATCCCTCTCGTCGTGGAGGCATCCAAGGACAAGCGTATCGACACCATCCGGGTGTTCAACCTGTCCGACACGCCCATCACCATGACCCGCAACAGGGCCGTGCTGATTGCCCGCGAGGCCAAGGTCGATTTCCTCCTGATGGTGGATTCCGACATGAAGCCGGACATCCTCGCCGGGACCGAGGGCGCCAAGCCTTTCTTCATGTCCACGTTGGACTTCCTTGTGGACCACTACCACAAGGGCCCTGCCTGCGTTGGTGCCCCGTACTGTGGCCCACCACCGGCTGAGTGCGTCTACGTGTTCCGCTGGAACAACCAGCAGAGCGAGCACCCCAACCCGGACTTCAACCTTGAGATGTATGACCGGCACTCTGCCGCGTCGATGGCTGGCATTCAGGCGTGTGCCGCCCTGCCGACCGGCCTGATCATGTATGACATGCGAGTGTTTGATCTGACAGAGCCCAAGGAGCAGGGCGACCACCCATGGTTCTACTATGAGTGGAAGGACAAATACTGCTGTGAGAAGGCGTCCACTGAGGACGTAACCATGACCCGCGACCTGTCCTTGGTCGGAGTGGAGAAGCTGGGCTACAACCCGGTGTACTGCAACTGGGACGCATGGGCCGGACACTGGAAGCCCAAGTGTGTCAGCAAGCCTATCTTCGTTGAAGCCAAGGACGTATCGTCCAAGCTGAAGGCATGCTGGGAAACCGGCTATGACTCCCGTGTCAAGCTGGTGGACTTCAAGCCCTCTCCAGAAGTTGCAGCCCTCATAAACAGCCAGTGTGGCACAGGGCTGCTAGGACGATGACCAGCGAACGCACTTGCATGAACTGCGGCAAGCGTCTCCCCCTCACAGAGGAGAACTTCCACAAATCAAAGGACGGGTTCCACGCCCGCTGCAAGGGCTGTCGCAATGCACATGAGAAGAAGGGCCGGAAGAAGAAGACCAACGCCAAGCTGGATCAGATTGAGAAGGGTGCAGTAGACCTGTTCCTTGCGTCTGCCAAGATTGGTGGGGCCAACATCCCTCACTCCTCAGAGCTTCTTGAAGTCCTGATGGAGTATTTCGGTGGGGCCCGTGGTTTTGCCAATGCCTACATGAAGCAGTTCTTTGATGCACCGCAGGGTGGGGCCTTCAGAACGAAGATGCTCGACACGGTGGTCAGGCTTGTCTCAGCCAACACCGCGATGGGCGGGGCGAAGAAGCCGCTCACCCTGTGGTCGGAAGATGAATTGGATCAGGAGCTACAGAAGCGACTGATGGAAACAGTAGTGGTAAACGCAGAAAGGGTAGAGCATGTTCCAGTGCGCGGCTTGCCGATGGTTTCGCTCCTCGACGGGAATCTTGGGGGAATGTCGGCGGTACCCTCCCTCACCGGTGGGCCAGATCACGTTGGCGGAATTCCCACAAGTAAAAGCTGATTGGAGTTGCGGCGAACATGAAGAAGCATCCCCCAATACCCCCGCCCCCACCACCGGAACCACCGGACAACGGCAAGGGTCCTTCCGATACGCCGCCTCCAGCCGACGCGAAGAATGCGTTGGACAACCTGACTCAGCATGCTCTGAGCAATCTTCGGGAGATACAAGCGGAGATAGCTGAACGTCGGATTGAGGCACTGAAGCTCTACGAGCCGATGGCGCTTCAGGACGAGTTCCACAAGTGTGGTGTGTCAGAGCGGATTGTTGTCGGGGGAAATCGCTCCGGGAAATCCCTGTCCACGTTTGTGGAGGATGCGCGCGCGGCGACAGGGCAGGACCCGTACCACAAGTACCCCATTGAAGGCGGCAACCTTGCCATCATCGGCAAAAACTGGGTCCACATCGGCATGGTCGTGTACCCCATGCTGTTTCGTGCCGGGGCATTCAAGATCATCCGGGACAAGACCACCAACCGGTGGCGAGCCTACCGCCCCAACGAAGACGGCGACAGGGAAGCTGAAGCCAAGCCAGCCCCTCCGCTGATTCCGCCAAGGATGATCAAGGACATCTCTTGGGTGCAGAAGAACGCCGGGTACCTCAACTCTGTGGAACTGGTCAACGGCTGGCGTATCTTCTGCTTCTCCTCTGAGGGTGAACCACCGCAGGGATTTCCGGCAGATTTGGTACACATAGACGAGGACATCAATAACGAGAGGTATGTCGGAGAAATGCAGGCTCGCCTTGCCGACCGCAAGGGCAAGTTCGTCTGGTCTGCCATGCCGTGGTCAAAGAACGACGCCTTGCTTGGCCTGTGCGAGCGAGCCGACCGTGCAGCCAATGACCCCAAGGCCATCATCAAGAAGTTCACCCTGCGGTTCCTCGACAACAGGCACATTGACGATGGAGAGAAAAAGAAGAACATTGAGCGGTGGTCGGAGCTTGGGGCCGACGAAGTCAGGATGCGAGCGGAAGGGGAGTTCACAACTGAGTCTTCCCTCATGTACCCCACGTTCAATCCCTCCGTCCACGTTGTCCGCAGAGCCGACCTTCCCAAGATTCCTGATGACTGGACTCGCTACGTTGGCATTGATCCCGGGCACACCGTCATGGCATGCCTCTTTGCTGCTGTGCCTCCCGACGAGAAGTTCATCCTGATCTATGATGAGATGTATCTGCGGGACTGCAACGCACTGATCTTCGGTGAGGAGTTTGCCAAGAAGGCACAGAACCAAATCTTCTGGGACTTCATCCTTGACTACCATGGCGGTCGCCTCAGAGACATCGGTTCTGGTAGACTACCCCATGAGTTGTATACCGAGGAACTCCGCAAGCGGAAAATCAAGTCCCGCCGGTCTGGCCACGGGTTTACTCCCGGGTCAGACGATATCACAGCCCGCACGGCAATGGTGCGGCAGATGCTGCACATCCGGGGGGACGGGACAACCAAGTTGAAGTTTTGGGAGGACTCCTGCCCCAACCTGATGCGGGAGCTTCGCCGCTACCGAAAGAAGACAACGAGCCTCAACGGCCAAGTGTATGTGACTGACGAACCCCAGACGCGGGGCGAGGTCCATGCCTGTCAGGTGCTTGAGTACCTGTGTGCTGCAGAGCCGAAGTATCACGAACCGCCGAAAGCCCCTCCCGGCCCGGAGCCGTGGTGGGTGAAGTATCTGGAAGACAAACGAAAGCGACAGGGTGGTGAGGGCGGCAATCACATCATCCTAGGACCACAAGGAAAAAAGACATGAGCGAGCCAGTTGTTTACAAAATGCCAGAGGTTGAGGTCGGTGACTGGGTTCTGTGGACTCAGCACGGTGGGTCTGAGCCGGTTCCCGGCATGGTGTCGAAGGTGGGTGGACGCAGCCTGATCCTGTGGGTGATCTCCCCGGGCTACGGCGGCAACGAGAAGTTCTCGGTCCACCACAAGGGCGACCCGGGACTGCTGGAATTCCCGGAGTGGAAGCAGTACGGGACATGGGAAGTCAAGCCCTCCCAGTACGCTGTCCTGTCTGAGAAGCTGGCCAGTATGGACAAGAGAATCGCTGAACTTGAGGCTCGGCGGGGTCGCTAGGGCATTGATATGTAGGAGATTCCATGGACGCAAACCCGCTGAAATCCATTGCTTCGTCGTGGCTCAAACTTATTGGGCAGGCGAAGAAGCACAAGAAGCCGTTCCAAGAGGACGCATGGGAAGCCATGCAGTTCTTCTGCGGCGACCCGGAGTTCATGTGGGAAAACAAGTACGCCCGGGGTGACCGGGGGTACAACCGTGGAATCACGCCCCCTCCGTTCCGCATGGTTGTCAATCGCGTCTGGGAGGCTGTGCGTCTGTTCGCCGCAGTGATCCACCATCGCAACCCTGTTCGGACAGTGACTCCACGGCAGTACCCTGAAGTCAGTCCGCAGATGATGGGGATCATGCCACAGCCTCCCATTCCGGCGATGGGGCCCAACGGACCTATCATCGGGCCAGATGGTCAGCCGGTGATGATGCCTGACCCGGGGGCCATGCAGTATCAGCAGATGATGATGCAGCAGCAGTTCTTCACAGAGAAGCGTGGCATCATCTCCACGTTGATGGAATACTACCTCAACTACACCCCCACTGAACTGGACGCCAAGACCCACAGCCGCAAGGTCGTGGAAGAGGCGTTCATCAAGGGTGTCGGCGTGTGGTGGCACGAACTGTATGAGCCGCCGGGAAGCACCGTCAAAATCCCGGGGTCATTCTACGATTCGTTTGACAACCTCCTCTGGGACCCAGATGCCGACGATTACCATGACATCCGGTGGGCGGCTCGCATGCGGACCCAACCGATTGACGAGGTCGCTGCGAAGTTCGGTCTGAGGCGAGAGGACCTGAAGGGCCACCTCGCCAGCTACGCTTCCCGTTCTGAGGAAGGCGAAGGCGGCGAGTACAAACGCAAGAACGGCACCACCAACGACCTGATCTGCTACTGGGAAATCTACTCCAAGACCGGGTTTGGAGACAGGCTCAAGGACTCCAGCAAGGAGTTCCAAGGCTACTTCGACTCAGTCGGCCAGAACTGCTACATCGTCGTTGCAGAGGGTTGCGACTACCCGCTCAACATTCCACGGGACATCCTTGAGGACGAGGTGGACGAGAGCGGTGTGCCGCAGCGTTTGTTTATGAACGCTCAGTGGCCTGTGCCGTTCTGGATTTACCCACGCAGTTGGCCGTTCACCCTGTACGCCTTGCACTGGAAGCCGGGGTATTCCTACCCCGTGTCGCTCATCAAGCCGGGGATTGGCGAGCTTCGGTTCATCAACTGGGCCATGTCGTTCCTTGCCACCAAGATTGCCATCAGCGCCAAGACGATTGTTGGCGTGGCCAAGTCTGCCGACGAGAACTTCAAGTCCAAGATTCTGGAGCAGGACGATAGCGGGTTCTCCGTTGTGGAAATCTCCGAGGCTGTTGGGCGGTCTGTCAACGATGTGATGGCTGTGTTCAACATGCCCGGGGTTACCCAAGACATGTGGCACATCATCTCCGAAGTGACGGCCATGTTCGACCGGCGTGTCGGGCTGACTGAGCTTCTGTACGGGATGACACGCAACCAGTTCCGCTCTGCTGCCGAAGCCAACGTGAAGGCGGAACAAATCTCCGTCCGGCCAGATGACTACGCCAACATCCTTGAGGATGCCCTTTCTGAGTGTGCCCGCAAAGAGGCGTTGATGGCGAGGTGGTTCGTCCAGCCCCAAGACATCGCCCCCCTCATGGGTCCCATGGCGGCACAGGCTTGGCAGTTGCATGTTCAGAACCAAGACCCCGAGCAGATTGTCCGCGAGTATGACTACCGCATTGAGGCTGGCAGTGCGAGGAAGCCCAACGTGGCAACCCGCGTGGAGAACATCCAGAACGCCATGCAGATCATCATGCCGGTCGCTACTGGCATGATGCAGGCCGGAAAGCCGGAACTCTTCAATGCTCTGCTGACAGACTGGGGCAAGGCCCTGCAGGTAGACGTTGCCAAGTACATGATTCCGCCGCCACCGCCACCGCCCCCGGGGGCACCTCCCGGACCACCTCCACAAGGAGGCCCGCCGCCGGGACCACCACAAGGCCCGCCATCTGGCCCACCACAGGAAGGACCTCCAAATGGATAGTGCAGACCACATTCGCAAGCTGGTGAAGTCCCGTGGTGCGTGGACCCGCAAGGAAGGCCAAGCCGAAGAAGGTGGGCTCAACGCCAAGGGGCGAGCCTCCTACAACCGTGCCCATGGTGCAAACCTCAAACCTCCGCAGCCAGAAGGTGGTGCGAGGCGAGACTCGTTCTGTGCCCGCATGGAAGGAATGAAGAAGAAACTGACCAGCAAGAAAACCGCAAACGACCCCGACAGCCGGATCAACAAGTCACTTCGTGCGTGGAAGTGCTGAACCACAAGGGCTACAGAATGTCAACTGCTTACGTCCACATGCCAGATGAGATTGAGTGCGCTCCCAAGGAAATCAGGGACCATTACTGCCGCATGATCAGGGACGGTCAGTCTGAAAGCTGGGCCTTGATGTGTGCCCTGCAGACTCCTCCGGGAACCAAGGGTTCTGACCGTGCCTTCATGCAGGGGCGGATGAACAATCAGCAGTTGGATGAGATGCCGGTCAATCAGGCTAGGTACATCTCAAAGGAAGCAAGGCAGGCAGGGATTTCCATTGAGGGGAAATACTACTGCGGCGGGATTGCCGACAAGCGTGGCTGGCGGGACCCGCGTGCATGGGTGTCTGGGAACGATGACATCCTCAACGTGGCCAAGGAACGACGGCTGATGGTCAGTGGTTCTGTGAACTATGACCCCGGCGTTGCTCCTCCCAAGCGGGTGAAGATGAGCGAGAGCATTATCCGCGAGGAAGCCAAGAAGTACAAGAAGCTGCATCCGAATCTGTCCAAGGGCGAGATTCGACACATGGTGATTGAGAAGCACTCCTACAAGGCTAAGAACCGGGGTGTGTGATGGCAAAGATTGAGGTACGTCGCGGCTCAACCGAAGAGTGGAGGACCAAGAACCCAATCTTGCTTCCGGGGGAACCCGGATATGACACTGACTTGCACTTCTTCAAGATTGGCGATGGCGTCAAGCGTTGGCTGGAACTGGACTATGCTGTGTCGGGGGCGGGTAACGGGAACTTGATTGGCCTGACGGAAGGCGGGACGGTGTCACCACTGATCCTGACCATTCAATGAGCTTCACCACAAAAGTAGCGTTCGACCATATCCGCAACACGGCGGCGGGGTTCACTGCTGCCAATCCGGTGGTGGGGTATGGCGTCATCGCCTATGAGACGGACACCTATCGGGCCAAGCTGGGCGACGGCGTCACTGCCTACAACTCACTGACCTACTTCAGCGGATCAACTGAGTGGGCTGCGCTGCTCAACAAGCCAGCCAGCTTCGCCCCGTCCCAGCATGCTTCATCTCATGGAACCGGCGGGTCCGATGCTGTCCAGTTGGCCGTTGCTCAGGTGACCGGCCTTCGTGCCGAGCTTGACGGGAAAGCCGCCCTAGGCTCGTTCGCCACCCTAAATTCCCCAGCTTTCACTGGCACCCCGACCGTGCCCAGCCCTGCGTCCGGGAACATCAGCCAGCAGATACCCACAACTGCGTTTGTGGGCACCGCAGACGCCGCTGTGCAGGCTTACGCCATACAGAGGTCCAATCACACCGGCACCCAGTCGGCGGGCACGATTACGGGCCTAGGGGCCGTGGCGACCTCCAACAACTACAGCGACCTTACCGGAAAGCCCACCATCCCGTCCGAATACACCCTGCCGGTGGCTACGGCGAGCGTTTTGGGAGGGGTCAAGCAGGGTAGCAACGTCACCATTGGCGGCGACGGCACAATCTCTGTGGCGGCACCGGTCACCAGCCTCCCATACTCTTCCATCACCGGCACGCCCACGCTGGCTACGGTTGCAACTTCGGGGAGTTACTCCGATTTAACAGGCACGCCATCTGCCTACACACTACCGGTTGCAACGTCGAGCGTTTTGGGCGGGGTCAAACAGGGGTCCAACACCACAATCGCAGGCGACGGGACCATCAGTGTTGCCGCCCCAGTAACCAGCCTGCCGTATGCCTCCATCACAGGCACGCCAACACTTGCCACGGTTGCCACATCCGGGCTGTATGCCGACCTCACCTCAAAGCCGACGCTTGGTACTTCGTCCTCGCTTGACGTTGCGGCAGCAGGGGATGCCACCAGCGGTCAGGTCGTGAAAGGAAATGACACACGTTTATCTGACAGCCGCACCCCAAGTTCCACGCTGTCGCATACTCACGGCAACATCACAAACGCAGGCGCAATCGGCTCAACGTCCGGCCAGATTGTTGTGACCACCACATCGGGCGTGTTGACAACTGCTGCGTCGATTGCTTCGTCCGCAGTGACAGGTCTGGCAACTGTCGCAACGAGCGGGCTCGCGTCCGACCTCACTGGCACCCTTGCCGACGCAAGGCTGAGTGCCAACATACCGACAATCTCGTATCTTGACAATTGGCTGGGAGGTGATGGTACCGCTGTCGAAGTTTTCCCGTCCATGCTGGCGTCTGGAAGCACCACTTTCCAAACTGGTAATATGTGGATGACTTTCTTCACACCGCTGGTTACAAAAACGATAACGACGATTACAATGTACAGCAGCAGCGTCGCGTCTTCTGGTCTGACGTTGTCTAGGTTCGGCTTGTACACTTTCGACGGAACGACAGCCACCCTCGTTGCTCGCACTGCCAGCAACACTGCGAACTTCGCCGCAATTAATACCGCGTACAGTCGCGTGCTTGCTTCCGCCGGTGGTTACCCAACCTCGTACACCCTCACGGCTGGGACTAAGTACGGGGTCGCTGTTCTCAACACTGGAACCACAATGGGTAACATGACCACAAGAGTTCAGTCTACAGGACTATCGGCCAATATTACCCCGCGCGTGTCCGGTCAAGTATTATCGCAGACAGACCTGCCGACAAGCTGCGCCACCACCGGCACTCTTGTCAACAATGGAACGCTTCCTTTTGCAAGGTTCACATAATGGGACGCACTGAATACATCGGGATTGTAGACGGACTGAAAACGTGGAAAGCATATGACGATGACGGCAACTACTGCGGAACAAATCAGTCTGCGCCTGACTCGCCTCCGGTCACGCCGGACTCAGTGACTGCTGCACAAATACGCAAGTGGCTGGTGCGTCACGGCATCACGCTAGCGCAGGTTGACGCAGCCATAGCTGCCCTGCCAGACAGCGTCAGAGAAGAGACGCAAATCGAGTGGGAGTATGAGCCAGTTATCCATCGCTCTAGCAGCATGTTGGCTCAAATGGCTGCTGGTTTCGGCATGGACTCCGCTGCCGTTGACGCCGCGTTTCTGGAAGCATCGGGGCTATGAATGGAGTTCGCAACCCGAGTTACGTTTGAGCATATCCGCAACACAGCGGCAGCGATGGCGGCTGCGAACCCGGTGCTTGGGTACGGCGTCATCGGGTATGAGACAGACTCTCGTCGGTGCAAGTTTGGCGACGGTTCAACAGCATACAACTCGCTGACGTACTTCCTGTCAGCGGACGCGGTCACCGACGCCAGCCTGCTGACAACCGGGACAATCGCAGACTCACTGCTGTCCAGCGCCATCGCCAGAGTGGCAGGGATTGCACTCAACCTGAACATCACGCCGTACATGGCCGAGACGTTCAACCGCAGTGCGGCGGCAATGACCAACGTCCCGACGCAGTCCGGGCAGGCTACATGGGGATTCTTCTCGCCATTGACCACCTTCACCGCAACTCAGATATCCATGGTGAGCGGCACCGGCGGTTCTGGAATCACTCTCGCCAAGTTCGGCCTGTACACATTTGACGAGACTACGGCGACTTTGGTTGCACAAACCGCTAACGACACATCGCTGTTCTCTGACACCAACACCCTGTACACCCGCTCGTTCGCGTCCTCGTACACGCTCAATGCAGGCTCTCGGTATGGAATAGCGTGCCTGTTCGTTGCGACCACACCGCCGCAGTTCATCGGCAGCGCCGCCAACACGTTCGCTCTCGCCATCACCCCCAAGTGCAGCGGCAAGAAGGACGGATACTCAGACATCCCGTCAACAGCGTCATCCTTTGACCAAACCAACGTAGTTCCTTGGGCAAGAGTCTGGTAACTCGGATACACTAACAGACATACCGCAAGGCTTGCCGAGCAGAGCGATGTTTCGTTATGCTTTGATTCAGGACACTTAATGCAGGAGGACTCACATGACTTGGTCGATTCTGCTGGCGTGCTTGGCGTTTTCTGGTGAGATGGACCTTGTGATCTCGTCACGGGAAGACTGCGTGGCGTGCGTCCGTCTGAAGGATGACTTGGCCGCGCACCCCGAAGTTCTGTCAGGAGTTGTTGGCAGTGTGGAAGTGATTGAGGCGGATGAGTGGGAGCCGGTACCGGCACTTCGCCTGTATCGGAACGGCAAGGTCGTTCGTGCCAGAGTTGGCTACGTCGGCATTGAAGACTTGAGGGAATGGTTGCATGCTGACCTACTTTGACGTTGTCGAATATCTCATCACCTCTTCGTTCGGCGGTCCCCAAGACGCCGAGCAGAAGGACATTCGTTCCGCCATCCGGCGGGCCACAAGAGAGGTTGTGTGGCTGCGGGACTGGCAATACTACAACACGCACTGCCGAATCGTGTTCGCCGCCAACTGGTTTGGCTCTGTGTCCTATGACGCGGCGACATCGACAGTCACGCGAACAACTGGCGACCCGTTTCCTGCAGACTCTATCTACAGAGAAATGCGGATCAACAACATCGTCTGCAAGGTCCGGTCGAGAACGAACGACAACACCCTCGTCCTTGACAGCGTGCTGGACTTCCCCAAGGACCTGACAACGGCAACGCCTGCTTCGCTGTACCGCACGGTCTACCCACTGCCGTCAGACTTCAGGAACATGGACCCGCCCGTCAACGAGGACCGGCTGGCACCTCTGATGTACGTGTCTCCTGATCAGGCGATGAAGATGGAGCGAGCCCAGAGCATTCAGGGCCCGCCCTCCTACTGGACCGTTGTGCCATACGATGGCACTGGCCTGTATGCCGTGAGGATCATTGGATACCCGGCGACCGTGGCAACACTGGACTTCACCTACCGTCGCACAAACAAAAACCTGAGAATCTCAGGGCATGAGGCTACGTCTCGACAGGGCACCATCAGTGCTTCCGGCAGCACCACTGTCCTTGGTGTCGGGACAGCATTCTCTTCCGCAATGGTGGGCTCTGTGCTTCGCGTTGGAGGGGCTGATCTTCCGGGATCAGAGGACAGCCTGTCCCCGTTTGTCTACGAGACTTTGATTACGGCGGTGACAAACGCCACCACACTCACGGTTCAAGACGCCCTGACTTTCAGCAGCGTCAAGTACATGGTGACTGACCCAATCGACTGTCCTCCCGGAATCCAGAACTGCATGATGAGTGCCAGCGAATACTGGCTGTCGCGGATTCGTGGCAACAAGCCCGAGCAGGCATACGCTCTGTACCAGCGTGACTTGCGTCTTGCCATGGAGAACGACTCTGTCATCAGGGCACAGACGGGTTCCGCAATCGTGTGGGATGCCATGGGGTGGAGGACGCCGCTCATGGCCGACAACTTCAGTGGAGGTTCGCCATGAAATGGGCAGGGCTTGTAACAAATGCCTCTCCCTATGAGGTGCCTGTTGGGGCCGCAGTGACTCAGGTCAACATGCAGGTCATCTCTCCCGGAAGACTGAACGTCCGACTTGGCAACACGACAGCAGGCTTCTCAGACCTGACGGCCACAACGTCCGTTATTGTCTCTGCGTTCCGCTATGCTAGGCCAATTGCGTCTGATTCAATCGTCTACCAGACGGCAGACGGAAAAGTGTACATCGCTCAGGGGCCGACATGACTCAGCTAGCAGCCAGAACGACCGGCGGAATCATCAAGGTTGGCCTTGTGACTGGAGGAACCGGCTACACGGGGCTGCCTACGGTTGCAATCACCGGCAACGGAACCGGTGCGTCTGCTGTCGCCATCATGGCTGGCACGGCTGTTGCGTCAGTGGCAATCGTCAATCCCGGGCGAGGGTATTCCGCCGCCACAATTACCATCAGCGGAGGTGGAGGCACCAGTGCCGCTGCGACCGCTGCTGTTGCTGGAGTGACCATCCGCCCAATGTCGTTCATCAAGGGCCGGTTCAACGACATGTACGGGTTCGACGGTATGGGCCGTGGAATCCGGTGGTCGGGTGGGTCTGTGTCGGCAACTCCGGTGGGGATTGTTCCGCCAGCCCGTGGACCGGCGGTTACTGCTGCAACGTCAGCCAGCTACTACGTCTCTGGGATTCAGGTCATCAGTCCGGGCTCCGGGTTCTCGCAGCTTCCGACAATCACGCTGTCTGGCGGAAGCTACGCAGTTCCAGCCAAAGCCCAAGCCAAGATTATGAACGGCCAGCTTTCTGCCGTCACTGTTGCGGACAAGGGGTCTGGTTATCAGACCGCTCCAACCGTCGAGGTAACTGGCGGGCAAGGCACTGGTGCGTCCCTGTCTGTCGGCGTCATCGGCAGTGTCTCAGACGTTCTGGTTGTTGGGCGAGGGACGGCGAGCAATACGGCCAGCACCAGCGCCGGAAGCCTTATGACCGTCTCGTTCTCAACCGCTCAGGGCCTGACCAATGCCATGGGGACGGTCTACATCAACGATGACCACACGATTGGTCCGGTTTCGATTTTGTCCGGCGGGACAGGGGCGACAACAACAGGAGTGACGGCCTACATCAGCGGCATGGCTGGGGTCACTCTGGATGTCAAGATGTCCTACCGCGTCAACTCCATCACCGTCTCAAGCTCTGGTTCTGGGTACAAGACACAGCCGCTGGTTTCCGTTCGTGCTGCAAGCTCTGATCCATACAGCGGGGGAGCAGCAGCAACCGCCTACGTCAACTCAACAGGCAACGTGACGGGCACCTCCGTATACGCAGGTGGTTTGTACACAGCGGTGCCAGAAGCAATCATCTATCCAACGCCAGCCAAGGCGTCGGCAATCATCTCGTCCAACATGCGTGGCGTTTACCAGTGTGCCATCCGGTATCTGGACAGCACCCCAGAGTCCCAGAATGGACCAGTGCCGTCTTCAATCTCAGAGCTTGTGGAGATTGACACTGGCGAATCCTCCGCATCCCTGACTTGGAACTTCACGCACGGGACTCTTGATGACCGCGTCACGGCGATGGAGTTGTGGAGGACATCGTCCGACCAGTCTGTCATTCTGTACCGCGTTGCGACGATTCAGAGAGCAAGTTTTTCTGCATCGTATGTTGACACAATTCAAGACCCCGACTTGGTTGACCCAGACCGCACCGGCTTTGGCCTGATGCCTGTCACTCTCCCGTCCGGCCAATTGAACGCACGACGGTTTGAAGTCCCACCCGGGAACTTTGGCATCGCCTGCATGTTTCAGGACAGGGCTTGGTACGCCTTTGACCTGACTGGAGACAAGAACAACTCTCTGTTCTACTCAGAGATTGACGAGCCAGAGTCTGTGAGTGAGGTGAACGAACTTATCCTGCAGCAGAACACAGGAACGCCAGACACCATTCAGGGCCTCATCCCAATGGCGTCTTCGCTCTTCATTTTCCAGAACGCCCACGCCTACAAGCTGTCTTACGTCGCGCAGCCGGTGATTGATGCGTCTCTGCTTCTGGCGTGCTATCGCGGGATGCTGAATCAGCGGTGCCACGCCATGCTCAACGGCGTTGCCTTCATCGCAGACAGCATCGGCCTGTACGCCTTTGACGGGCAGCAGGAAGACCCAGTGTCTGTTCCTGTGGACAACTACTGGCGTGACGGAATCATCGACCTCACCCGCAGGTCTGAGTTCCACGTGTCTTGCGACTACCTGAGAAAGATCATCCGCCTGCATTACGCCAAGGCTGGAGACACGGGAATCATCAGGGCATTGTGCTATTGCGCAACCACCAAGGCATGGTGGGAGGAGACGTACCCGACCAGCATGACGGCGTCTGTCTCCATCTGGAACAGCGGAAAGTGTGACAGCTTGTTCGGGACTGCCGGATACTTCACCAAGCCAAGCGGGCTGGTTGATGTGTCGGCCAACGTGTCCTACAAGATGCGTACCGGAAACCTTGCACTCAAGCCAGAGAGTCAATCCCGAGCCATCCAGATTGTCTATGACCCAACGACAAGCGATGCCACACTGGCGGCGAAGCTGCACTACAACAATTCCCAGACCCCACGGGCCAACGCCATTCAGTACGCCAGCGGGGCCGGATTTGAGGCCACTACCGATGGCTCCTTCATCAATCTAAAGAAAACAAGGTCTGCCCTAGGTGACGCAACAGGCGTGGCAATGGCAAAGTATTCGGGGCATTTCGACCCACGTTCGGCGGGCGCTGACAGGCACGTTGCTCTGGAAATCTCTGGCGAACAGTCGAGCGACCAGATCATCATCTATGACGCCATGGTCGATGGAGCAGGAAGCTGATGTTTACCCAGTCAATTCCCGCAGTCGTTGATGCCCTCAACAACGTCCTGCCGCCAGCAGCAATCAAGGCGTTGGCCCAGTCTCTTGGGAATTGCAACCAGCCTCTGACACACCGAGGTCAGGTCAACATTCAGCCCGGTTCCTCTGGCAACAACCGAGGCGTCTACGGCGGCAAAACATGGGACCCGTCCGCTTTCAAGGACATCCTTGGTCAGGCTGGCAACGGCGGCTTCACAGACATTCCGGGCTACAAGGCGGGAGACTGGAACTCTGTGAACTACAGCGGCTCCCAGTTCTTCTTTCCGACCGACAGTTACTTCAATGCGTCCAACTTCTACGGCGGGCCGACGTTCAACGTAGGTGGCCCCAGTCAGTTCGACACTGTCAACGCCAACTACATCACGACCAACGAACTCAGTGTGTCGATGATTACTGGCGACGATGGAATCCCGTTCAGGGTCAACTCGTCCATGGCGAACGGCGGCTCTTCATTCTCAGTTACTCCCAACGGATACCCTGTTGGCGGCGGTATTGGAGGCGACCCATTCAACGACGTTGGAAGTCCGGGAACTCCTCCGTTCCCAGTCAACATGCCTTGGTTGGGACCTCCAGAGCAAGGAGGAGGAAGAGGGTACCCCTCTGTGCCGCTCAAATACTGGGAGTCTTGCGGCGCGTATCCAAAGATGAAGAAGCTGCCACCTCCAAAATTGGACAAGACGCAGTCTCAATTGGCGTACCTGACTGATGTCACCGGCAGCGGTGCCAGCCTGAGCGTCTCAACAACGACCTCACAAAAGACTTTCCTGACCAACGTCGTTCTGACCGGCAGCGGTCTGACTGGCAGCGTCAGCGCCACTTCATCGGTCATCACCTACATCACAGCCGTTGGATTCAATTCGGTAAGCTGCCAAGTCACATCGTCCACGGCAACGGCAACCATCTACCAGCCAACTGGCGTCACGATTGGCGGTTCGGCTACTGCCACCACAACGACCGACACAGCCACTCTCATAACCGGCGTCAGTGTTACGGGGAACATAACCCTCCAGAAGCAAACCTCATACGCATCTGTGCTGCAGGATGTCACTGCGTCTGGCGGGGGTGGCAATTTTCTGGCCGGAATCGACTTGAAGCCGGTGTTCGGAAACAAAATGATCTTGATCCCCCGCAATAACTGACACTGATAGGTAGGAGAAACCCATGGGAATCACGTTTCAGCAGGTCGGTGGCAGTCCTTTGCAGAACGCACAGGCTGTGGCTGGCATCCAAAACACCGGCACTCTGTACCAACAGTTGCCGGGGTTTGGGGCCAATTACTCCGGTGGGTACGGCAGTTACGCCCAAGGGCTGGGTGGGCTGGCGAATGCCGGCGCGAACGCCTACGGCTCGCAGGCAGGGGCTCTTTCCGGTCTGGCCAGTTCAATTGCCTCCGAGCGGGGGTCTGCCAATACGGCCAAGGGAATGGCCGAGGCGGCTCGACAGGGCTCTATTGGAAACATGGGGTCTGCTGCACTTGGGGCCTACGGCTCTGCTGCAGGCTCTGCCATGGGTGCTTGGGCCTCCAACCAGACCGCGTACAGCAAGGCCCTGAGCGATATGAATGCGGCCAATCAAGCCGCTGTGTCCGGGTATGGCTCTTCCCGGAATCAAGCATTGGCTGGGCTAGGTGACAGCTACGTCAAGGCTGGCACAGGCATGGCAGCGGCCAACGCCATCGGAGGCGCAATGGGCGGCATGGGTGGCGGCTACGGTGGCTCCAACTTCCAAGCCACCGGTCCTGACGGCAGCCCGATTGCCAGCGGCAGTTACGGAGCCTATGCCCCGTCATACGGCGGTGGAGGGTATGACCCAAGCGCCCTGTCTGGCCTATCGTCCCGCGCATTCGCTGGTCTGGACAACTCGTTCAACGCAGTCCGCTCCAACGACACAGCCAATCGCATCGACGCCAACTCTCTCGGCGGGATGAACCGTCTGGATGCGCAGCATTACTCCTCACGTGGCCAGCCGTCCATGCTCCTTGGCCAGACGCTTGGTGGCCTGCAGTCTCTTGGCAACCAGAACCTTGGCGCCTCCATGCAAGGCATGGATCAGTTCTACGCCAACGACAGGACTGCCGATTACAGCCCAATTCTAAACTCCATTAACCAAGGCTACGGCATGCAAAACGCCAACCTTGGTGCATACCGTGGCGACATGGGCACAGGCTTCAACGCCAACCGTGGCGACCTGAACAACCTGTGGAACCGTGGTTCTGTCGGTGGTGCTATGGGTGGCATTGATGCAATGGGGCAGGCGTATGCAAACCTCGCGGCTGGCAACTACTCGATTCCGGCTGGCTACAGGAACCCTGACGGCACGATGGCCTACACTGGCGGGCAAGTTCAGGGTGGCTCCATGGGGCGCGGAGCGGGTTCGCAGCAGATGGTGGCCAATCCATTCTTCAGCGCCAACAGGACCGGCTACGGCTCGCGGGGATTTTAGCCAAACATGAACTACAACTTCCAGACAGGACTGCAGAACCAGCCGTTCCAGTCCGAGATGCCACGGGCCACATCGCCCTACAAGTTCCCCGGCGCGAACGCCGATGTGATGCGCCAGTTGTCCATGGACAACGAGGCCAAGTTCAACGTAAATTCCCAGAAGGCGAACGCCAACTACGCGCTTCAGCAGATGCAGGCGCAGCAAGGTCTGGCACTCAGCGGACTGAACCAGATGAGCACAGCCAGCAAGCAGGCGTCTGACATTGAGAATTCACAGTACGGCGCCTTATCTGACCTTCTCAGGAACCTCTACAGATGAACAAGGTCGGCGTCAACCAATCACTGCCGCAGTTCTCTGGAACTCAGCGGGCGTTCAACAACGACTACTCCAATGCCATGGCGGCTGGGGACCCACGGTTCAACGTCAAGCAGTATGACCGTGCTGGATTCTCCCGTGGCGGGGCCCAGATGAATCAAGCCGGAATCGACTCTGCAAACAAGATGTCGCAGGGGATTGCCGACGCCTACGGCAACCAGTTGCAGAACAATGTCTTCAGTTCGGGCATTGATCTACAGGGCCAGCAGGCCCAAGGTCAGTTTGCACAGGCACTTGGCGGGCTCAATACACAGAACGCATACCAGCAGCAGATGGCCAACCTACAGCGTCAGCAGACTGCAATCGGACTTCTCGGAGGACTCCTGAAGTGAATCAAAAGATGTCTTTGGACCTTGATGACTTGACAAACGCCGCCCTCAAGAGGCTGGTCAAGCAGTTGCTGACCACCAAAGACGGCGACGAGGAGTCAATCCTCCAGAAGCTGACAGGCAAGGACAAGAAGCAAGAGAAGCCAGAGAAGAACGAACTGGCTGACTTGGATGAGGAGATGCACGGCAAGGCTAACGTCCCCATGGTCGAAGAAGAAGAGGGCGAAGAGTCGCCTGAGCATGAGTCCGAAGAAGTCTACAACAAGCCAAAGGTGAAGAATGGCCGGTCCAACGGAAAACGCAGCGGACGCTTTGGGTGATATGATCCGCCAGATGATTCAGTCTGGCGCGAACCCAAGAGACATCATAGCACTGCAAGACAGACTGCGACTTGCCAACGCGGCCTCGTCGCAGCAGCTTGAGCGGGAGCTTGCCAGTTCTTCCGCTGCGTATAGCGGTGACCCGGAAGTCAACATGGTTGCTGACGCCGCTCGCGCAACACGCATGCCACTTAGCAAACGCGAGATGTTCCAGCAAGCAATGAACTCAAGGCTCATTGACGAAGAACGTATGGCTCAGGGCCTTCGTGAGTCAGAGATAGCCGAAGGTCTTGCTGGCGACCAACACCTTGAAGAGCTTCTTGCTGGCATTAGGGACACCGGCGGCGAGGTTGGTGGCTCGCTTTCGAAGGGACTTCTTGGAGCACTTGGTGGCGGCGGGGCCATGTATGTCGGTGGAGACATGATGTCCCCAACCACCGCTCGCGCCCCAATGACAACCGCAGACCTTTCCAACATGCAGAGGCCAGTCCCGCAGGTTATGGCGACAGAAGACCCGATTGATGGCGTAACCTACACGAGTCCGCAGCAGCGGGATTTCGTCAAGTCGCTGATCCAGAAGGGCATTCCAAGAGGGAGGGCGATTGAACTGTCTCGCCCTGACTCTATGCCACGGGCACACGAAATGCAGATCATCCGAGGAGGTTCCTACTGATGTCCAAGAAAAAGAAGACTCCAACCAAGGTCCTCTCCCTTGAGCAGATTTTCCCGTATGCCTACGGCGAGGAAGATCAGTACGGCAATCCACTTTATGGAACGCCTAATCCAGACCCAGAAACAAACTACAAATACTATCGGAACGAACCGCAATTCGTGCCTGAGTATGCCATTCGTGGAACACGACCCGAAGAGGTTGTGTACGCAGACGGGACGCGACTTACTCCAAAGAATGAAACCACCTATGATGAGGTCATGGGCAAGGTGAAGCGACTGCCTGCTCCGGGCGCCGACAGTCCGCTTGCCGTTCGCGCGTACAACATCGCCGCCGAAGAGGTAGACCCAGAGGTTGCTGAGTACAACAGGCAGACAGAAGGCCAGCATGGCGGTGACTACAAGCAAAGCCAGTACACACGAACCATCGCTCGCGGCAAGGGCATCAAAGACATCGCCTCTCCGTTTCCATACGGTTCGACTAAGGAGGAACGCCAGAGAATCAAAAGGATTCAGCGTGAGTTCAGCGACTACGTAGACAACCTGCAAGGCGCTGCCCAACCCATGGCGGTTGAGAACGACCTTCCTGTCCAGCCAGTGCGAACCGCTCCTCCTGTGCCCCCAGAGCCTCGCACAGCTACCGCTCCAACGGGTGGCGGCGGATGGCCGTTCCCTGTTCCTCCAGAAACGCCAACTGAAGCCACTGCCCCAGCGTGGAGCCCACCGGCATGGGCTGCGCAGATTGATGCGCCAACACCTGCCCGTGGCCGAGGCCCCCTCATGCCTCCCGGCGCCAAGCCGCCAGCACCCACTGCTGCCCCCGCGCAGCGCGACCTTCCATATTGGGAGGATGTGCTCACGATGCGGGACGCAAGCGGTCGGCTGGTGTACCCAGAAGACAGCAACGAGTACAAGCAGTCCATCAAAGAACAGGACAGGGCTTGGGTGCTCAAGTTCTATGCTGACCGTGGCATTCCTCTGCAGCCGTTCAACCTTGCTCCTGACATGCCAGAGGACTGGTCCGCTCACCGCGAATACATTGAGGCAGACTCCTTCCCTGATCCAAACAGCCCCGGCGGAAGGTTCCACTCACGCGACCCCGGCGGACGCAATCAGACCAAGCGACCAAATGCTCCCGGCCCATGGCCGCGAGGTGGTCGGGCTCCTGTTCCGCAGCCCGGGGCGGCACCAGCGAGAGGCCCTGCACAGCAGCAGACTCCACTCACGGCTGACCCTGCCGCCCCCAACACGCTTCGTGAACGTCAACGAGCAGCCATGGGGCCACAGCCCGGTGACGATTACACTGGGGAGAGCGGCGTGGCGGCTGGCTCCGAGGAAGAAAGAAAGCTGCGGTACAACGCTGGCGTTGCTCAAGAAACCAGAGAGCGTCTTGCTGCCTATGGCCATGACTTGGACCGTGAGAGTCGGGCCGCATCGTCGTTTGGCCGTGGCATGGACAACGTCACTGCCGCGCAGGCACAGAAGGCTGCTGACGAGCAGGCTGCTTGGGATAAGCGGATGGCTGGTGAACGAGCAATCAGCGACAGGGAGCGAGAAAGATTTGGTCGCCTTGGCGGCGTGATGTCTGCGGTTCCTACTGGTGCAGCGCCGGGAACTGCAGGTCAGTTTGGACCTGACCGCACTCACGAATTCCCCAACTCAATTGCAATGGCAGAGAGCAACCAGCGCTCTCCATCACCGGCGTTGACTCCGCTTCAGATCAAGAACCGTGAGAACCGCACTCAGCTTGAGGACGAGAGAGCCCGCAAGGGTCTTGACAGTCTGATTGACCGAGTCGCCGCTGCGTCTGGGGTTACAAAGCAAGAAGCGCAGGCAATGTTTGACGAGAGGGTTGTTCAGCTAAAGCTCAACCCCGCAACAATGTCTCGCGCCGAAATCCATCAGGCCATGCAGCCTGTGCATCGGATTCGCAAGAACAATCAGGCAGAGTCTGAGGCTGTGCGCCGCGAGCGGTACACCAACCAGATGATGCTTGCTGGTTCCAACAAGGGCAAGAACGAAGCCAATATGTTCACCGCACTGCCAAAAGAATGGCAGAACGTAGTTGCAGCAACTAGGTTGTCTCGCGCAAACGCAACGACTCCACTGGACGCTCAGACTGAAGCAGGAAAAGCTCAAGCCGCCGCAGAGGCGCGACTGAATGACCCTGATCCGCTGAAGGCTTTGATTGCACAGCAGCAACTTGCCGCCATGGAGAGGGACAAGGCTGAACGGTATGACAGAAAGGCCACTGAGATTGATGGAAAGGTGGCAAAGCTAGTTGACTACAGCGCATACCCACACACTCCCGCTGTTCTTAATTCTCGCAAGAAGAAGCTGAAGGACCTTTACGGCCCAGAGTTTCATGAGCTTATCGACTCCTTGTTTGATGAACCTATTCGTGTTTCTCAGGCGTATCAAGACAAGTTTGCGCAAGAACCGTTTCAGGCGCCACCCGCCGAGCCGCCTTCAAAGTGACGTTGGGTTTGTATGGCACGCTCACCTCTTTATGATCTCTATGATCCAAACGGGCTGCTACGCGCACAGGCAGAAGCCCGTGGCGAGGACGTTACGCTTGAGGACCTTCTGCCGGAAGATGAAAAGTCTTCCATGCTCAAGAAGCTGGCAGAGGTTGGCTCGTCTGGCATCGCTGGCCTTGGGTGGTTGCTGGATACGCCGGGGTCCATCGTTCGCGGTGGCTTGCATGGTGGCCTAGGCAAGGCGGCGTCGGCTCTGTACGAAACCACCGATGACCGCGTCAGCGGGAGGGAGCTTGCCCGTAGCTATGGCTTGGCTGGTGACGAGGACACGTGGAGCAACTTCGGCGGCGGTCTGGCTGCAGAAGTCTTGCTTGACCCCACAACCTACGCCTCGCTTGGACTGAACGTTCTGCTGGGCAAGGGGGCGAAGACTGCTGCTGGACTGCTGGCCCAGAAGGCTGGCCTGCTGCAAGGTGCAGACGTTGCCGCATACGCCGCTAACAAGGGCATCCGCGAGCATCTTCGCAAAAGCACAACTCGCTCCCTACTTGAGTCGATGACAGATGATGTCGCCAGAGAGGAAGCCAAGAAGAACTTCCTGTTCAACGCAGAGAAGGTGACCAAACGAACTGGACGCACCGTTGATCAGTTGATGGATGACCCCATCACCCGCACCAACCAGCTTGGGTTCATGGGCTATGACGTTGGGGCGACGGACTTCTACGGCGAGAAGGCTGGAGATTTTCTGGCCAAGTTTGCCGATGACCTTGGAGAGGGTGCCAAGTATGCACCGGTTCTTGGACCTGCATACCTAACATCGCAGCGATGGTTCAACCCAGACGTTGCCAAGCAGACAACGGTTGAGAACCAATGGCGTGCCCGACAGGCAGAGAACCTGCGCCGCCAGCGAGAGGTTCCTTTCAACAGGGAGTTTGCCAAGCAGCAGGGTGCTGTAATCGCTGACCTGCAGTCTAAGCCAATCGACGTTGACGGCGTTCCGGTCCAACTCACGCCGAATGATCCCGAATACACCAGCGTGATGCGGAACATCATGGAAGGTCTGGATGTGCTGAACAAGCTGCCGGACCTTCCTCCCGCTCCGGTTCTTGGCGCCCCTGACTATGACGCAGCCAAGCGAGCCTATGACCGTGCCGTCCAGTCACGGCTGAAGACTGCTGCCGCAATGAAGGTTGCAAGGGATGAGACAACTCCACACGGCCAGCTTGTCAAGTGGTTTCAGGGATTCAGAGAAGAAGCCAAAGCCAACGCACTGAGCCTTGGTCTTCCGCTTGATAGCTACTGGTCAAAGGCAGGCACCGAGTTCTTCCCGCGCCAGCAGGTACGGTTCGACAACGAGATGGTGCCGGGGCCAAACAAAGAGGGTCGGCTTGGTCAGGTGCGACAGTGGCTCAAGTTTCGCAGGGGGCCACAAGTTGCCGAGGTTTCTGATGCCTCGTCTGTTGGCCGCAAGCGAGAGCTTGACGTTCTTGGCGGGACATACGTTCTCAACCGCATGTCCGACAACCCGGAGCTTGCCGAGCTACTTCGCAACACGCCAAACGACCAAGTGCGGCAGGTTCTGGACGATTACCACAGGACGCATTTCCCTGAGATTCAGAGGAACAGTGGCGGTGTCTACTCGCATCTGGACGATGAGTTCAATCCAGACACGCAGAACTGGACCACTCCAGCGGACCTGCCCAAGGGACACCCGCTGACCAAGCAGATTGCAGGCATTGAGCAACAGCTTCGCGGATTCCCTCCAAGGAAGCAACTGCAAGACAAGATCAATATGAACACCTTCTTGGTCGGGGACCCCAATGGGATTCCCCAGCCAGCGTTGCAGAAGGAGCTTGATGACGCAATCGCCCAGCTTGCGCAGCGAGACAAGCTGTCCGACGACCTTGACAATCTGCGGACGCAGTACACGCAAGCCGCAGACCAGAGCAGGCTTGACACATTCAATGAAGCTGCGGCCAAGCACGAAGCAAGCAAGGCCAAAGACTACATTAAGCTGGCTGACTTCGTCCGCAAGATGGACCCACAGCATGCCCAGAAGGGCGTGCCAATCTTCGGTCAGAACATCTTCAATGAGATCAAGCGTTATGGTCAGTCACGCGCTCGCGTGGAGTCCAACGCCGAGTTCCTGATGAACATGATCAACCCGGAGAAGGGTGGCCCAATGGCCGCTGAGTTCCGGGCTGTGGACACAGTCCCGGGTGGAGTCAACTACTCCGCACAGGAAGCTGGAGAGAAGCTGGGTTTTGACAAGGACAAGTTCTCTGCTGCATGGGCGGCGGCTACCGGCACGCACCCAGACGAGATGTCCATTGACAAGACCTTCATTGATCAGTGGGCCTCGCGTATTAGCCCGGGCAGGCCGACACCCGGCTTTGAGGAACTGCTGAGTTCCTATGACGCCTACACCAAGGGCTTCAAGACGCTGGCGCTGCTGTGGCCAGCACGCTACACCAGAGACGCCTACTCTGGCTCGTTTGCATCTGCCACAAAGGGCCTGTTCAACCCCATTGACTGGGCTATTGGGACGCAGATTGGAAGAGGGAATTACTTTGATGGTGGGTGGTTTTCGCCATCCCTTGCCAAGCGGCTTGAAGACACGTTCTACGGCAGCATCAAGGACCCCAAGGAGCGGGTTCGCCAGTTCCTGATTGACGCTGGCGGGCAAGGTCTTGGAAGCAGCACAGCATCTGATGACCTCATGCGTGGTGCCTCATCGACCAACATGGTTGAGGGGTTTCCGGGCGCTGCTGGCAAGATGCGGTCCAGTATGAGCAAGATGGCGTACAACCCAGACCGCACATGGGGCGGCGCCTTGTGGGACTTCATGTCCACCAGAGGAAGTTCTGGCAACACCAATCCCCTGCTGGAGGCGGGCGACCGTGCAGCAGAGTTCACTGACGCTGGCAATCGGTACGGCACCTACCTTGCAGCCATTCGCAAGGGCAATTCTCCAGTCGAGGCAAGAAGGCTGGCAGACTTGACTCAGGTGAACTATAAGCCTGAAGCATTTACCGATGTAGAGCGAGACGTACTCAAGAGAATTTTCCCATTCTATTCGTACACAAAGGGCATCACCCCATACATTGCAGATCAAGTTATCAACCACCCTTCAGGAGGTATGGGGCAAACGATTCGTGCAACCAACCGTGGCACTGAACCAAAGGAAGACATGTTCACGCCTGACTATCTCAGGCAGTCTGCCTCCATCCCGCTCCCGGGAGGGTTCCCTCTGGTTGGTCTGAGCGCAGACAGTCCTCTGCAGCGATTCCTAACCAACATGGATTTGCCATATGAGGGTCCAATCAACCTTGGAACCCCCGGCATCGGCAACACGGCATACGAAAAGCTGATGTCCGGCCTGCAGAAGACAGGGCTCAACATCCTTGGGCAAACCAATCCACTGATTAAGGGGCCGCTTGAGAGCCTGACCAATCGCCAGTTCTACTCTGGTCGCCAGCTATCCGACCTCTACTCCATGCTGGAGCAGACGATGGGCGCCCCGGGCCGGACGGCAGAACAGATTCTGGTCAACCTCCCCGGCGGTTCCCGCGTCCTTGGCACGACACGCCAACTCACGGATCAGCGACTCTCACCACAAGAACGGGCAGTCAAGTTCCTAGTGAACGCACTTACAGGTGTGAAGTTTCAGGACGTAGACGAAGAACGGACCAAACAGCTTGCTGCCCGTGATGCCCTGAACATTCTTCTCTCCTCAACCCCCGGCGTCAGGACCTACGAAAACATTACCGTGCCAAAGGAAGACCTGCCTAATCTCCCAGAGTCACAGAAGAAGATGTATCTCCTCTACAAGATCATCCAGACCGAGGCCGCTCGCAAGGCACGCGAGAAGAAGAAGGCAGAGATGGACCCGTTTCAGGCCCTTGGCATTGGCTAGGTCTGAGATTCTTTTGGGCAGGGGTTGACAGCCCCATTCCTCCAGCTAAACTAGCTGCCGTACCTGCGCAGTGAGCGTGAAGGACTACCCCTCACGGTGCTCAGGTCTTCATGGAGGATGACATGGATTTGCCCTTTAAGGCCATCGGGATGAGCGGTGACGATTACCGGTCAAGGAACGACTTCTTCTCCCGGTCCTATCTCCACGCTACCGCTTCCCATGGAGGGGAAGCGCAGCAGTGGATGGACCTTGGCCACTCTCTGGTGCCATACACCAACTCCATCCGAATCGGCAGTATGTTCGACCGCATTGTCGAAGGCGTCTGCATGGGCAAGAAGATGTCCGATATGATTGTGTCTCCACCCTCATCGGTGCTGGCAAAAAACGGACACCGCAGGGGCAAGGCATATGACGAGTGGTGCGAGTCTCAGACGGGCATGGTGTGCAACGACGAGACGCAGTTCCAGCTTGAGTCCATGTTGGAAAACCTGATGAAACATCCGCAGGCCCGCAGGCTGGTGGATGACACCAATGAGAATCAGGTCAGCGTGTTCTTTCAGATTGGCAGGCACAGGGTCAAGGTCAGGCCGGACGGCTGCACCCCATACTGCTGGTGGGACCTGAAGACCACCTCGTCCAAGTGGAATCAACTTTGGAGGTCGATGACGGACTACGGCTATGCAGAACAAGAGTGGCTCTACGTGGAGGGTGCCAAGGCCATGGGACTGCCTCACCACCGCATGCCGTTCGTGTTCTGCCAGACCATGGCCCCGTACAGCACACGGGTGTTCTACCTGCCAGAGGACATAGTGCAGGCCGCTGGAGTGCGGATGAAAAATACGATGGACATCGCTGCGTTGCGGATTGCAACTGGCGTCTATATCCCTGCGGATCAGGGGATAGAGGAGTTGGAGGTACCGAGGTTTGTACGTAAGGAGGAGGAGCTATATGAAGACGTTCAATGATTTTTTTGGGGCGACCACATCGCCCGAGACGAATGCGTTGGTCAAGGGTCTGGCAGCGGCGCAGAAGGTCTTCCCGACCATTGCGACCGACACTGCCAACAGCCACCTCAACAGCAAGTACGCGACGTACAAGGGCTGCTGTGAGGCTCTGGTTGGACCGCTGACGGCCAATGGGTTTGCCCTGCCACAGTTCCAGCCCTGCTACTCCATGCTGCCTGACGGCACCAGAGCGTGGATTCTGATGGGGTTCCTTCGCCATGTCAGCGGGGAATGGATTTGCGGCAGTGTCCCGCTGATCATGCACGACCAGAACCGCAACGTCGGCGGCAAGCAGGTAACCATCCCTGCTGGCATGCAGGCTTTTGGTTCTGCAATCACCTACGGCAAGCGACAGCTTCTGCTGTCTCTGACCGGTGCTTGGGTGGGGGAGGTTGACAACGACGGCGAAGTAGGGGACTATGCCCCAGCGCCGCAGCGGCACGAAGAGCCAGTCAGGAGCGTGGCTCCTGATCTTGTGTACCTGTCAAACATGTTGAAGAAGATTGCCGAGGCCCCTGACGCAGCGGCAGCAAAGAAGGCCCTTGCCATTGTTGAACTCCGAGCAAGGGAGAAGGCGGTGTCCCGCTCTGTGTATGAGCGGTGCAAGGAGGAGTTCGTCACCAAGTGGGAGGAGAAGCAATGAGTTTTCAACGCTACGTGGCCTTGGGCAATCTGGGCAGTGACCCTGAGATTCGCAAGGTCGGAGAGAAGGAAGTGGTCAAGTTCCGTCTGGCTGTGTCTGATCCCTTCAAGGACAAGACGCACTGGTTCAGTTGCGAGTATTGGCGGGGTGGCAAGGTCGTTGCCTACTTGGCCAAGGGCACTCAGGTCCTCGTTGAGGGGACGCTGGACAATCAGGAGTGGGAGAAGGACGGCCAGAAGCGGACGGCCACTGTGATTCGTGTTGACAACATCACTCTCGTTGGCGGTAAGCCACAGGGTGCAACTGCCAAGAAGGAAGACATGGCAGCGGACTGGGCATAGTTTGGATTGCGCGCGGCCCCGGGGGGGGTGGGGTTTTCCTCCTCCTCCCCTGCCCTCCCCGGGTGCCTTTTTTCAAAGGAGGTTCAGATGATTCTACGTGACTATCAGAAAGAGATTGTGGACGCCAATCTTGCAGCCATGCGCGAGGGGCGCAAGGCTGTCTTGAACGGCGTCTTCACGGGTGCGGGCAAGACGGTCATGTTCGTTGCTCTGGCTGACCAGATTGATGGCAGGACGCTCATCATCTGTCCGCTGCGGGAACTGGTGTGGCAGGCTTGCGACAAGGTCAAGGCCATCACAGACAGCGATGCCGACATTGAGATGGCAGACTACTCTGCCGATGAGATGTGGCCAGCGAAGATTGTGGTGGCGTCAAAGCAGACGCTCCTGTCTAGGCGGGGAGGTTCGCCTAGGTATGAGCGGTTTGAGGAGATCAGGCTGGTGATTGTGGATGAGGCCCACATGATGATGTCTGAGCCAGTGAGGCGGATGCTGAAGTGGTTTCAGGACCGTGGTGCCATGGTGGCTGGGTTTACTGCCACGCCGTTCAGGATGGACGGTCGGGCAATGGTTGGATCAACAGAGGAGGAGGGCGACGATGTACGAGATTGCGACGGTTAACCATGATATGCAGTGGGCTATCGACAACGGGTGGTCTGTGCCACCGGTGTGCGTTATCTCCAAGGTCGAGGGCTTGGACCTGTCAGGCGTCAGGATGTCGGGCGGTGACTTCAACCAGCAGCAACTGAACGCTGCCGTGGAGAAGGAAGCCAACCTGCACCGGATTGCGCTGATCACCAAGGAGGAGATGGAGGGGCAGACCGTGGTGTTCTGTTCATCTGTGGCGTCGGCCAAGGGGGTCTGCCATTATCTCAACAACAACTACGGCATCAAGGCTGTGTTCGTCTACGGCACCATGCCAGACGAGGAACGCAACCTTGCGCTGCACTCCTTTAAGTCGGGGGAGGCGCAGGTCCTCGTCAACTGTCAGGTGGTGGCGGTAGGATTTGACCATCCGCCCACCCAGACGCTGATCCTAGGGCGTCCCACGCGGTCAAGGTCCTTCTGGCTGCAGTGCGTCGGGAGGGCTACAAGGCCCCTTCCCGGGACTGTAGACTTCCCGGGGTCAACGGCTGAGTCCCGCATCGCTGCCATCGCTGCCAGTGGCAAGACGCGGTTCAAGATTGTGGACTGCACAGACGCGACCTTGGATCACAGGCTCATCACCTCAGTGGACATGTTCCTCACGGCAGACGAGGACATCCGGGTGGCGGTGAAGAAGGGCGTGGCGCAGGCCAAGGAGCCCCTGACACAGGCAGACCTTGATGCCATGGCCCAGATGGAGATTGAGAAGATGCGGCTGGCCAAGGAGATTGAGGCCCGCCGGAAGCTCATGGAAGGTCAGGCTCGCGGACGGGTTGTCGGAAGGGAGTTTGATCTGGAGAATGGCAAGTCCAAGGTGGGGACGTACCGCAACCCGCTGAAGGGTGCCTACGCCCACATGAAGATGTCTGAGCTTCCAGACTGCTACATTAACTGGGGGTGCGACAAGGTCAAAACCCCTTGGGTGAAACAACTATTCAACAAGGAGAGGGCTCGTCGCTATGACCAAAGACTACTTAACCGATGATGTGCTGTCGGACATCCTCCAACAGTTTGAGGTAGACCATGCGTTCCCAACCACTTTTACCAAGGAGCCAGTCAAGGATGACTCTGATGCAAGGCTTACTCTGTTTGGACGAGCCCGCCGCTGGCTTGCGGCATGCTTTGGCTATGGCCCCAGAGATGTGGCGGCGGCTGATCATCAACCGGGAGTCCCGCTGGAAGGTGGCGAGGTCGAAGGGCCTTGACATTGAAATGATCATTGCCACCAAGGCGTTCCTTCTGCGGTGCAAGCGGCCACCAAGCAAGGAGAGATGTGCCTTGGTTGTGATGAATGACAAGTCCTTCACAAACGCAGACATCGCTGAGATGTTTGGAGAGGACAGGCAGTGGGCTAAGGACGTTCGCTCCAATGCCTATCGCCTGAGAGAAGCAGAGCCGCTGAACGAATCGTTCCGGCCATGGTTCTACAACGAAGACCCACCGCCTCGCGTGATCTTGGAGATGGCGTCGTTCAACAAGCAGGTTCTGGAAGGGCTGGGTGTGTGCCCACGTTCTGGCATCCCGAAGTTCAAACACCTCCTGTCTCCAGAAGCTGCGATTCCAAAGTATGCCTACCCAAGAAACCTTGATTGAACAGTTGAAGAAAGAGAACGAACGCCTGAGGAAAGAGATTGAGCAGTTGAAGCTGAAGATTACCAACGTATGGGGAGAGCCATGAAGATTTACGAGAACATTGTTTCAGTCGAAGTTGCGGACCTGTCCATCCGAGTGTGGATGAGCCGGGAGGAGGAAGGCCCTGCGTCGGAGCAGGACCGCCGTGAGCTTGCTGTGTTCGTCAAGGACAACTGGGGCGACCGGTATGGCGTCGATGAGATGAAGGTCGCTCAGGCCATTGCAGAGGGCTTCAAGCGGGCCAACGCCATTGAGGTCAAGGGTGCTCCTGACCGTGGCGTGGTGTTCTATCCAAGCTGGCCTTGACAGCCACAGCGGGCGCTGTAGGCTACTGATTCGACATAGGCCCTGTTGCCAAATGGTCTGAAGTTCGGCCCCCCGCCAACGTGCCGCTGATGCGGTGAGACAAGAGGGGGCACCTGTGCCGCACGACGCGGCACCTGCAGAGATAGCAAGGCATGCTCATAAGACTCCAGCCTTGGCGTACCCGAGGGGCGCTCTGCCGGGGCAAAGGATGTGACCATGTGGACCCCGTGAACAACAATGCACTGGCTTTGCTGATACGCGGCTCCACCGCTTGAACAGCATCGACTCCCGCCACAGCGCGGAGTCTTTGCCTCTCGCTCACCACCGCTTGAACGGGTTGCTCACTCAGCGTGTTGGTGGGTAGATTCAGTGCTGACATGGAGGTCACATGCTGGGTGAGAATTCCGTTTACTTGGGTGATGGCTGGTGGGATTTGAAGGGCGACTACGATGCCCTTGCTGCCCTTGCTGATGCCCGGTCTGGACAGAAGCAGGATTATGTTTCCACCAGACTGTGGTGCAAGCACAACACCCACCTCATTGGCCTTGCTGGCGAGCTTGTGTTTGCCCTTGAGTCAGGGATGGACGTTGACACCCGCCTCCTTGCTGAAGGCGATGGCGGCTGCGACTTCCTGTGCGGCGGCTTGACTCTGGATGTGAAGACAAGCACCAATCCATACGGACCTCTTCTCATAGAGAATGATCCTCCAAAGATATGGAAGGACTTCTATGCACTCGTTGTCTTTGACGCCGCTCAGATGAAGGGAAAGATGTTTGGCTGGTGCAGCCAGCAGGACATTAGGTCTGGAGAGTCCCGCGACTTTGGCCACGGCCCCCGCTTGGTGATGTCCCCCGACAGCCTGCGGAAAGGACTGCCGTCCTGCTGCATCTCTGAGAGCCAGCACCTTGAAGTATTGCAAGAGGTGCAACGCGGTGACCCGGCGTCTGTCTAGGGGACGCTGCAGCCCATGTTTCTCTATCAGTTCGCGGCTCACCAGATACAACGTCACTGAGTCGGAACTCAAAGCGTTGCTGGCAAAGACGCGATGTCAGTGTTGCGGAAGCATCTTCAAGAGTTCGTCAGCACGCAACATAGATCACTGCAAGAGAACTGGAGTTGTTAGAGGCGTGCTGTGCCGCCAGTGCAACTTATCGGTGGGCAACATCAAAGAGTGCCCCAAGCGTGCCGACATGCTGAAGAAGTACATCCTGACAAAGTGCAAGCCACACAATGCAAACACCAAAAGAAAAAAGCGAGCTTAACCTGTGGCTGGTAGGACAAAGGCAGTGCGCTGTCTGCTGGTGGCCACAGATGGCGTATGGCAGGGAATTGGAAGTCCACCACATGATGGGAGGATTCTCCCGCTCCAAGGGAAACGACAAGAGGAACTACCTTCTCCTCTGTGACAGATGCCACGGCGTATTCCACTCTGGCAAGGTGTACGCATTGACGCCCGACATCAACAAACGTACACTGCTGTGGGCCAAGCAGGACTCAGACCCAGACAACTATGACCCTGCGTATTTGGCTGTGCTCAAAAACAAGAAGCACCTTGGCTATGATCCTGAACCACCGGATCAGTATTACCTAGACGAACGAAAGCAGAACACATGCAGGTCTATCCGCCGACTGTGAGAGTCATCCGCGTTACTCGCTCTGACACGTTGATGATCAGGGTGGTGCTGCCTCACATCGGCCAAGAGGTATCTCAGCACATGGTGCTCGAAGGTATCGAATGCACCAAGGCATGCAGGACGCTGGTGCTGGACTGGGTGGAGCTTCATCAGGAACCGGATGGCTTGTACTTCATCAATGCCGACTGGCTGAGGGATTCATATGGCAGGCTGGTCGGTGACTTGCAGGACATACAGACTGGCGAAACGCTGACGCACTACCTGCTGGAACAATGCGCCGCCAAAGAAAAACCATGGCATGTGAACGATGTGATCAAGTCCCTACTTAGAGCGGAGGCCCCCGAATGAACTCCTCTGGACACTGGAAGACAACGACCTACAACATCTACGTCTACTGGCCTACCCTTGGGGACGCCAGAGACTTCGCGTTCTGGAACGTAGCAGGAACTTGGATAGCAAAGAACGAGAAGGCCATGAACAGAATGTCCGGCACTAAGCTATGTCAGTATATCCTCGAGCAATTTCCTACACTGCAAGAGATTGAATGCAGAGACTTCTCTGGTAGAGGAGCCAAGCTAGTATCCGAGATGGCGCAGGTGGTCAAATGAACTCACGGCAGAAAGGCGTTCGCGGGGAACTGGAGGGGTCCAAGGAATGGTCAGCCGTCATGGGTGTTCCCAGCCGCAGGGGACAGCAGTTCTCTGGCGGTGGCGAAAGCCCGGACATTGTCCACGGCTGCGAGGGCGTCCATCTGGAGGTCAAGCGAACCGAGAAGGGCAATCTATATGTGTGGCTGAAGCAGGCCATAGAAGATGCCGAGGATCAGGTTCCGGTGGTCCTTCACCGCCGGAACAACCAGCCTTGGGTTGTCGTTATGAGGCTGTCAGATGTCCCACGATTTGCGGTCGCAGCGGCAGCTTGTCCGCAAGTTCAGACGCTTTGCAACCAAGAACTTCTCGCTCCTGTTCCCGGTCAGGATACTCCTTCGACCGGCTGACAAAATGCCGGAAGCCTTGGGCTACTTCTTCTTTGATGACGAGGAGTTCCGGGGGGTCATCTGGATCAGGTCAAGCCAGACGATGGATGGCATGCTTGATACCCTGTGCGAGGAATGGGCGCACGCCCGCACGTTCAGTCTGAACGACCATAGCAGCCCAGACCCACACCACCACCCTACTTTCTGGGCAGAGTTGGGCAGGATTCAGGTGGCTTGCCGGTTGCAGGAATGGTGAATTGCCGCCTCCGCCCGGAGGACATTAGATTGTATAAGGAATCGACAATTAAACCCTAGGGCCCAAGACATGAATTACGCAGTAGTCAGGTGGTTGCTCGCTCACCGCGACCAACTCACGCAGGTAGTTGCCATCGCCAAGACGTACAAGGACACGCTCCCTCTAATTGAGCAGTGGGCCATCCTTGACAAGATTGCCCGTGTCGTTCTCCCGGTTCTGCAGGACGAGACGAAGCACTCGCTCGCCCCTGTTGCCGCATTGATGTACGGCGACGAGGACGAAGACTCCTGCGTGGCCGCATACGCCAGCGACATTAACCTGCTGTCTGTCGGTGCTGAGTGCGGTGCGCTTGGCTTTGACTGGCAGGTGATCATCAACGTGGTGCTGCCGCTGATCATCTCTATCCTGCAAGCCCTCCAGAGTGCGAACGACAAGTGAGCTTTGTACATCTGCCACCATACCGAGTCGAGCTTGCCGTCCTGCCCAAGAGCGGCACTGGCGTAATCGACTGGGGTGTTTCGTCATACGGCATCCCGGCCCTTTGGTCACGCACCAAGGGGCTGGGTGTGACCGTGGCGATTGTGGACTCAGGTGTCGCTCCTCACCCAGACCTGAAGCATGCAGTCCTCGACCGCCGGAACTTCTCCTCCGACTCAGTGGAGGTAGACACGGTTGGGCACGGCACTCACGTTGCCGGTGTGATTGCTGCCAACGGAGGGATGCACGGCATTGCGCCTGATGCCAAGCTCCTCTCCCTCAAAGTGCTTGGCCATTCAGGCATGGGATCACAGAAGGCTGTGGCGGAAGCCGTGTGCTTTGCTGCTGATGCAGGTGCCCACATCTGCTGCATGTCTCTGGGCACAGCCAAGCCTGAAGACCGACTGCATGCCGCAATCAAGTACGCCTATGACAAGGGTGTGATTGTGGTGTGTGCTGCTGGCAACGACGGCGGGCCTGTCCTCTATCCCGCTGCGTTCATGGAGACGATTGGTGTCGGTGCTGTGGACAAACACGGCAAGGCTTGTGAGTTCTCCAGCAGGGGCAAAGAGATTCTGGTCGCTGCCCCCGGCGAGGAGATCACCTCATGCTGGCTCGACGGTGGGTATGCCACGCTCAGTGGCACCTCCATGGCGGCACCATTCGTGGCTGGGGTGCTGGCGTTGTACGTCTCCTCGCTACGTGGCGACGAGAAGGCGGACAGGAATGCCATTGCCAAAGCCCTGTCGCAGACCTGCGTGGATGCAGGTGACGCAGGAAGGGATTCCTTGTATGGGTGGGGACTGATTGATCCCCATCGCCTTGTGAACTACCAAGCCATCGAACAAGTCGCTGGCGTAACCATCTGGATTCCCGGCGGGAAAGTTGTATGACACAATATCAAGTCCTTGCCATCATCCTGTTGCTCATCGTTGGAATTGCCACGGCGCTCGGGCCAAAGCTGATTGCGATGTACAACAGTAGGCCATCCTCAAAGCCCAAGTCCCTTGATGCCATTGAAAGCATCGTGAGGATCAGGGACGAATCAACCGACAAGGAAGTCATTGCTGCATGCAACGCCTTGCTGCATGCCCTGCTGCAGGTGGCTCCATGAAGTACATCCCGCTCGCAGTCTGTGCCATGCTGCTTGCTCTGTCGTTCGTGCCAGCCAGCGGCGACAAGAGCGGCGAAGTATCCAAGAAGATGCGTGGAGCCACACGTGAAGAGCGGCGTGATCTGGCCGCATACTACGGAGCGTTGGCTGACATCACCCAGCGAGACGGCGGCGACCTGATCAAGGACACGCCGACATGGCGGCTCATGAACAAGCAGGCCCTGCATCTGGCGTTTGCGAAGAAGCCAATCGTAGGGAAGTACCCCGGATTGGACAAAGCCATCGACACCCTACTGCTGGAGGGCGTAGGGCTGGAGCCATTGCCACTCAATAAAGAGTTGGGAGACGGCTCGACAGTAGCAGACAAGCTGCACGACAACTGCCTAGCAGTGAAGGTGCAATGTGAGTGAGATGTTCCAAGGCTACGTGCCGGACGAGCGAGAGAAGGACAGCTTCCTCGCCAGCCAGCCCGTCCAGTATTTCTCCTGTGCCCCGGGATCAGGCAAGGGCAAGCGCGCCATGCTCTGGCAGTACCAGTTGGCGCTCGACCCGCTGGCTTTCAGCGAGGTGCAGACAGGACCGGACTGCACCAGCCATGGCGACAGGAACGCCCGGGATTCAGCTAGGGCGGCAGGTATCCTGTCAGGGCGGTCTGCAGAGGAATGGTTCGCCAGAGGGGCCACAGAGCCCACATACGGAGCCCGTGGAGGGGGTGAGGGCATGAGCCCAGCCCGCGCTGCCCGGTTCGTTCGGGACGTAGGCTTCCTCGCCCGCAAGAAATACGATGCCGTAGACCTGAGCAAGTACAACTTCTCCATTGGCAACCGGTGGGGCAATGGCAGCGGCCCCCCGGCAGCAGTCAAGGCACTGTGCAGTGAGCACAAGGTCGGCACCATCACCCAGATCAAGACGATGGAAGACCTATGCGATGCCCTCTACAACGGGTATGGAGTCCACTCAGGCCAGACGGCTGCGTGGTCGCAGAACCCCAAGGGCAACTACCACCCCAGAGTATCTAAGGGGTGGGGCCATGACATGCACATCGGCGGCTACGACTACACCCGCCAGTTCTGGCCGTTCGATGTCATCTTCCTGATGCAGTCTTGGGGTGCGTGGAATGTCCAGCCAGACGACTGGCCGTCTGACTACCCTGCCCCTGTCCCCGGGATGATCATCTCCCGTGCGGATGATGCTGCCATCTGCGTGGACAACGGCGACTGCTGGGCCTACTCAGATGTGCAGGGCTACCCACAGACAACGCTGCCAGACCTTGGAACCATCGGGATGCTGAAGCGATGATGTACCTTCTCATGTTTTTTGCAGGTATACGGGGGCCCCTCCCCAGTGAGGTGGCAGTATATTCTGCGTATGCAATGGTAGAAAAAAAAGTTGAGCCGGTCCCTGCCAAGTGCTGTGCTGAATGCAAAGGCAAAGGGTTTATTGTGCATGGAGACGGGCACAGGACGTTCTGTATTTGTCCAGAGGATTGTGTATGCAAGAAGAAGAAGTGACAGCCAGTGGCATTGCTGACCTGTGCGTCGAACAAACCAGAGCCGACGAAATGTCTCGCCACGCAAAACGAATTGCGCTGGCTGGCATTGCTGTCTACCCTGAAGGTGAAGTTCGCATCAAGGAATACCGGAGAGCTATCGCCAACAAGGTGAAAGAAGACAGGCGTTGTGGCTTCATCTTCACCATGATTGTCCTGCCCATCATCATCTCAATCATCTCGCAGTGGCTCGTCAAATGGTTTACGAACCGGAAAAAAACAGACTGGAACGAAATGAAAGCTCAGGCGCAGGAGAGTCTATCCTGAGAATCTCCGCAACCTACGGTGGTCATTGCCACTTGTACAGCTTTGCGGAAGGGCAAGAGCAACAGGTCATCGACGTAATCCTTGGCCACATGAGAACAGGGAAGATAGCCAAGGTGGCTGGGAAAATTTTGTTGAGCATGGTGAACGGAGATTTCTGATGAGCCCAGAGACAGAGGTGTGGTTGCTGGTGATCTCTCTCGGCGCAGCCATTGTGCCTTGGGCCTTCTCCATACATGCCAAGGTTGCTGTGATTGCCGACACAATCCAGTCGCTGCCAAGGATGCTGGAGGAACTGAAGGCAGAACTCAAGGAACATGAGGTTCGTCTCGACCACCATGAGCAAGAGATCAAAGCTATCAAAGCGACACCTCGCCTTAATTGACGAGTGGATGCACCTAGTCAGGAATCTGGCTAGGTACTTTGTCCAGTCACGCCCTAGCTGGCAGCGGTCCATGTACGTCGAAGACCTTGAAGGTGACGGCTACCTCGCGCTGGTCAAGGCAGCACGCACCTATGACCCAGCCCGCCTGCCTTACCCCAAGGCGTACTTCGCCCGTGCCATCTTGAACTCCATGCTCAAGAGCATCAAGAAGACAACGCGAGTGCCCGGGGTCAGGGTCAGCATAGAGCAGGCTGAGTACCAGCTTCCTGAGTTTGATGAGGTCAACTTCATACGCCTTGCCATTGAGGCCCTGCCCGAATGCGACAGGGCCATTGCTGGCGACAGGTTCCTAGATGGCTGCACCATCAGGGCGATTGCCGTCAAGCATGACCTGCCTTTGCGGATTGCTTCCTTGCGTTCGCGTCGGCTTGCCAAAACGCTTGCGGTTTCTTTGGGTATCCAGCTTGAGCGGCGCGGTGCAAACTGACCAGTGTTGACGGGCTGTAGTAGCCATGGCCCCTGATTGCATGCGGCCTGCGGTGGCCAGCGTGCAGGACAGCCAGTGCTGTTTGCTCCCAACTCATGAACTTCTTGCGTAGCTGAACGACCAAGTCGCCAACCTCACGCTCCTTGTTGCACGGCACCAAGACCCTATCCTTCTTGATCCAGCCGAAGGGACGGGCGTTGCCATAGGCCACGCCATTGCGCCGCATGTAGGCCCAGATGTTCTTCTGTCTCATGCCAATGCAGTTGCTCTCATACTCAGCACAGGATGCAAGCACACCGAACAGCAGCCTGCCCTCACTGGTGTCGAGGTCGCAGCCGATGTCAAGGAAGTACACCTTGACGCCCAGCTTCATCCACGCAGAGAGCGTGTTGTGTGCATCCTTGGAGGACCTGAACGCACGGTCAAGGTGGGTGAGGATCACCCAGTCCCCTGCCCGTAGCTGGTCCCACAGCTTCTTGCCAGCCTTGCGGTTGGCCACCTCCACCTTCTTGCCTGACACCGCCTCGTCGAGGTAGATGCCACCAAGCTCCCATCCCTTGCTCTTGATGTACTCAGTGAGCCGGTGTTCCTGATTGTCGATGGAGTTGCCTTGCTCGCTAGTCGATACCCTCCCGTACCCGAATGCTCTGGTCATCTTCACTCCTCTTTGCTAGTTCGTTCAACAGTCTTGCCCTTTCCTGCAGCAGCAGACGAACGTCGTTCGCAAGCGTGCCGCTCGTTCCTGTCCAGCAGTTCGCACTGCCACACTTCCTCATGCGGTGAGTCATGTGTGCTATGTCATCCTCACTGAGCGGCAGCATCTGGTCGGGCATCACTCTCTCCTTCACGGTGGAGTACCAAACACAGGATGGAATAGCAAGCGAGGTCCATCAGCGTGTCCTCAACAGACTCATGCACCAACGTGCCCTTTTGGCAGTAGGTCTTGAGCCGTTGAATCTTGTCGCACACCCTGACCATGCACCCTCTCCATGGACTGATACCAACGAACTCTGCCCCGTTGCGGATGTTGGCGAAGGGGTCTGTGTCTGAGCCGTAGTCCTTGGACTTGGCCAAGTGCAGTGACCGGATGTCCTCCAGAATCTTGAGGAACTCCTGAGAGGCTGGGTGAATCGCTCGTTCTTCTGCCATCATTCCTCCACTGGTTGATCAGATGTCCACACTTCCAACTGCTTGTCAATCTTCTCAAAGAAGTTCTGCATTTTGACAGCATCCCACATCTCTTGCAACTGCTTTTGCATGGTGGCCAGAGCCTCGCTCTGTGCCGTCACCTCCCGCTCATTCCTAGAGAGTTCAATCAGGCGAGCGGCACCATCTCGCAGCGACTGCTTGATGTGGTCGGCGTCCTCTTTGTCCAGCCCATTGCAATCCAACCACCTGCTTGCAGTGCAGATGGTCAGCGCCAAGTCAACGTCATTCATCATTGCTCATCCTCTCTGCTGAGATACCACAGGAACCCGCTGCCAATCAACATGATCAGCGCCCAAGGAAACAGGAACAGGTATAGGAACAGGATGCCGTCAGCGTCCCCGTGAGGCACAGTGAACGCCTTGGCGTACATGAATGGCCAGCCCAAGCCAACCATGCCTATGACACCAAGACCTATCGACGCAGTTCTAAGTAGACTCTTCACTGCCCACCTCCATGCCTTGCCAACAGATTGCGGAGCGACTGCGAATGGGCTGTTTCGTGGACAACCAGCGCGTTTGCTTCTATTGACGCAACGATAATAGCCTCCACCTCATCCGGTCGCAGCCGCAGCCGCTCCACCTCGCTGCGAAGCGCGGCGTTCTCTGCCCGCAGCTTCATGTTGTCTTCGTTGACGTACTGGCGACTGCTCGCCCGCGTCTCCGCGTTTTCTCTTTTTGCGATAAATTTCCCGCAATCTGCACATCGGGGAGGATATTCTCCAGCACCATGCATAGGACATTTTTCATTAGGCTCCAGACCGACAATAGAACAAGCACAAGTTTTATCTATTTCACAAACGTGGTTACTCATTATTATTCTCCAATGGCATTTTCCACCTTCTGTAATCTGGAATGGTGCAGCGGCAGCGGGCGGCGATGTCGGATGATCTCATGAGCCACCTACCGTCCGCTCAACGTCCAGAGCAACGCTCTTGCCGTCGAGTTTGTCGGCAACGCCAAGCATTGAGTTGATGCTGAATAGAAAATGCGGTTCGTGTTCGCACATCAACTGTGCGGCGCGTTTGAGAATCTGCGAGTCGCTGCCAACCAGCCGCAGCCGCTCCACCTCGCTGCGGAGTTCCTCAATCTCTTCGTGCTGTCGCCATGCGTCACTAAGCAAGGCGTCGATGTAGTCCACCAAGTTTGTGTTCTTCGCCTCCGCTAGCCCTGTTCGCAGGTTTGCCAGCCCCGCCCGCAGGGCCGCCTCGCTTTTCTTCAGCCGCTCCACCTCGCTGCGGAGCGCGGTGTTCTCGTCCGCTAGCTTGTACGCCCGCCGCCGCCAAGCGTCAGAATCCCTTTGTTCTTGCGAGTCCGGCGGCGCCTTTGTCTCTGGCGTCACGCGGCGGCGGAAGTTGCCGGAAGGCCCCGATGTGCTTCCGATTAATTCGGCATCAATTTCCATGAAATAACATTCTTCGTGCGGGTCGCCGTGGCTTGGATGGATCAGCACCATGTCGCCCGGACGCAGGCACTCGTTATTGAGCCAGCGCCACCCCTCGCCAACGTCCGGCTTATCTCCGTCGATTTCCACGGGTTTAGCCGTCACCTGTCGCTCCCCGCAACACGTCGCCGCGTCGTGTCGCTCTTTCTCAATTTCGGCGACACATCGAACAACGTCCGCAGCAAGCGCGAAGGCGAAGTTAACGCCGGAGGGCTTCGGCGGTTGATCCGCCGGAACCGCGACAGGTGCGGCGTAAAGTGGAAAAACGCGGCATTCCTCGCCCCAATGAGTTGCCCTGTCGCACGCGACCGACTGCAAAATATACAAGCCCTCAATCCCGCGCCGGCTCTCCACGGCCCACGCCACCGGCGTCTTGGTTGGCTCAACACCAGCCTCACGAGGGCGGATGTGCGGCGGCCAGTCTTCCGGCTTCGGCAGCGTCGTCAAATCATCGAATGGCATGTGTCACCTTCTTGAATCTGGAATGGTGCAGCGTCGGCGACCCCGCAACTACACAGCAAGTCCCCCGCATGTGTCACACCTTGTTTTCCAGCGTTTCTTGTGATGATCCCGAAACAGATTTCGGGATGATGGTGCAGCGGCGGCGGGGTGCCGCACAAAAAGCCAAAGCCGCACACCCCGCCGCAAGCGCCGCATGGTCAGGCCACCGAGATTCCCGATAGCCTGCCGAACTCTACCGTGTCACACAGGACAGGACCAAGATGATCCCTACTGCCACCGCACAGAACAAGAAGTCAACGCTCTCTGACACCGCCATGATGAGGCCAATCATATCAAAACTCCTTGTTCTCGACAGTGAAACTGTAGAATCCATCCTCTGAACGGCGGGCAACAACCTTGCCGTCCTTCTGCATCCAGACCACAACGTAATCGTCGTGGTGCTGCCACGGCTTGACCACCTCGTCACACAGGTAGACCAGTTGCTGCCACTCCAAGGGGGTGGACAACAGGTCTGCCATGAACGAATCGCCAACGATTCCGCACAGCCTTCTCCACTCAGACGCGATGTCAAACGGATCACTGGACGAAGACCTGCACAGGATGCGTAGGTCCCTCATCGCAGCAACGTACTTGCGTGCGTTGACTAGGTAGTTCAACCGCTTGCCCATCGCATCGGAATAGAACAGGTCTTGGATGATGTCAATGTCAGTCAACCTCATGTCAACTGGCTGGCCCTCATCCTCTTCGGGGTTGTGTGTTCTCAACGATAGCTCCTCTTGGCCGCGATGATGTCATTGAACTCCTTGGTCCGCTGCTCACGGTCACCGTTGGAACGGGCGGAAGACTTCAGCTTCGGCAGCTTCTTGCCTTCCTTCCGATACCCGTGAATCTTGACATGCAATGCCTGCACTTCAATCCCAAGGTGGTCGGCCAGTTCCTTGTAGGTCCACCCACTGTCCATGGCATTGCGGTATGCAATGGCAAACTCTTTGGCGCTGATCATCTGGTTGTCCTTTCTAGACAGAGACTGCAAGCAGGGACGGGCAGTCGGCGTCAACGACACCGTGCAACCGCTGCGTCCGGGACTGAACGTCTGCGAAACCCTTGAGAACTTCGGTCACGCAGTTGAAGTAGCTCCACAGTGTGGGCTCCTTGAACTCTGGGTGATGAGGGTTCTCCACCTCATCAAGAATCAGCGGGATAGCTGCTGCCGGGATGGCCTTGCTGCGGTATGTCCTGAGCACAAGGTCGTGGAGGTGGGGCAGGCCCCGCACTTCCGTCTCCTTGTAGAGGGCAATCCGCTCGTCCTGACTGCGGCGTCGGTCAATCAGCTTGGCCACACCGGTGCTGACCAGTGAGGACATGCGAGTGAGCACATGCCGTGTGTGCTTGGTCTTGATCACAACCTCGCTGCTGAACGACAGGTTGTCGCACACAAACACCCTTGCTCCCAAGGCAAGACCAATCGGGAAGGTCTTGTCGTGGCTGTTGCGGATGCCCAGCGTGGCGGCATAGTCGCTGCCCCCACCCAAGGTCATCACACCAAACATCTTCATGCCATCCTTGCTCAGGCCAAACGACTGCTCAACAACGGAGATGCCCGTGCTGCTCAGTGTCTGGGTTACCTGCCGGATAAGCAGGTCGTGTGGAACCGGGCACCATGTGTCCGTTGCCACGGGAGTCACCACCTCACAGACCGCATCGTAGTCGGCCTGCTTTGCACCCGCGTGCAGTATCAATCCTTTGCTCATGCAATCACCTCTTTGGTTGGGGTTCATCGAATCCTACTCGACACCGTACTTGATGTCAAGCACTACCTTCTGGGAGTTCGCCGTGCCATACTCCCGCAGGGTCCACGAAACCGTACTCGTACTCGCTCTTCTGGCTCTTCGCCAACGCCTCGGTCTGAAGCTGCATCGCTGCAGTCAGGTCGTGGATTGCAATCTCAAGGTGTCGCAAACGGGCAGTCAGGGCAATGGCCTGCTCGCCTGTCATCCCATTGTCTTCGGGCTCAGGCACAGTCGCAACCAGTTCCTCAACGGAAGACACATCCATGGTCGGATGCACTGGCTTGGGTGCGAACCGCTCCAGCAGGAACGCCTCGGCGGAAGCAGCACACAGGAACAATCGGCCCGTCTTCCAGTCGCCGGTCGTTCTGACCAGCTTGCAGGCTGGCACATGCCCACTCCGCACCGCATGCACAAGCGCGGAATGTTCCCGGCTGTGGGTTTGGTACCTTGTGGACAGCTTGAAGAAGGACGCAGGAACCTGCGCCTCGTCGGTCACCACCTTGGTCTTGAACTTAGCCATCACTGGCCCTCCTTTTCTGGGTAATCCTTATGCGTTGTTCTGCAATCAGGTCATCGTTCAGGGTGTCGTTGTAGTGGCTGGTGCCACTGCTTCTCCCGACAAACTTCATCGTCTGGTCAAGCGAATGCCATTCCTTGTCAAGCGGGAAGTGCTTGTACTCCAAGGTCAGTCCGCCCATGTCATCTACATGCACGAATGGGTAGACCTGATACACAATCCATTCAGTTGGCTTTCCGCAGTTGACGTAAGCCTCCTTGCCGCTGATCCCACGGCCCCAACTGTTGTTGTTGCCGATGACCAGCATCATGTAGCCATACCT